CCGACTTCGAGGAGATGCAGAAGATCTTCCAGTCCATGAACGACATGGGGATGCTGCAGACCGTCCGAGACGCCAAGGACTTCGAGAAGAAGTTCAAGACCCTGACCCAGAGCGCGAAGGAGGTGTCTCGGATCATGGGCACCACCATGGAGGAGGCGGCGGGCGTCGTCGGGTCGATGCGCCTCTCCGGCATGTACACCCCCGGCGAGGTGATGGGGAACACCGTTCAGCGGGGCATCTTGGCGTCCCACGGGATGACGGGTCAGCAGATCACCCAGCAGCAGGCGCAAGGCGCGCAGATGGCCCACGGCATCGGGGCCTTGCGCGGGTCCGGTGCGCGGCTCACCACGCGGCTCACCAGTGACGTCGCCCGTGCCAACGCTCTGGGGATCATCAACGACGAGCGACTGCTGGAGGCCACTGGCAAGGAGGGCGCGGAGGCGTACGCGAGTCTCGGACAGACCTTGACGGGTGCGGCCCTCGACTTCACCGGCACCTCGGTCGGACAGAGCATGATGGTCATCGCCGGCGAGCGCAAAGGCGGCCGGTACACGGGCAACATCGACGAGAGGAAGCTGCAGGACCTGCAGAACATGGACCCGAACCGCCTGGCCGCGATGGCGCAGAAGGCGTTGGGTTCCTCGGCGGAGGCCAGGGTCTCCTTCGACACGCAGAAGGAGCGCATGCGCGGAGTCTTCGCGGAGAAGGCGGGCTTGGACCAGATGGCCTCCTTCGCCACCAAGCTGGTGAAGGACCGCTACGGGGAGATGGGCGAGGACGACATGGTCACCCACATCATGCAGATGTTCGGTGACCTGGACCGCACCCAGGCGGAGATCATCGCGGACCTGGGAGCGAAGTCAGGGGAGATCGCCAAGGAGCGACGGCGGGAAGAGGAGCAGGAACTTCAGCGTGTCGCGATGGAACAGCACCGCGTGTTCGAGCGCTCCCTGGGGGCCGCCAAGATGAAGTTGGGGCGCGTCGCCCGACGCAACGTCCTGGACCCGATGCACAACCTCGCTGTCAGCGCAGAGGGGAACCTCTCGCAGATGGGCGAGGACATCTCGGACAAGGTGTACGGTCGCGTGCGTCTTCAGGGAGCTTCGCGAGACACCATGGCGGGCGTGCTGGAGGGCGTCGTTCAGCCTGGCGCGGACATCCTGAACGGTTCGAGGGTGTCGACGAGGGGCTTCAGCGAGGGGACGCGCAACGACCTGTACCGTGCCACGGGAATGAAGCTCGGCAAGATCGAGATCGGCAAGGACATCTCGGCAAGCGAGTACGCTCGCATCGTCGGACAGGAGCGACAGGCCGCGGCAGGGGCGTTGGACCCCGCGTCGTTCGGCATGGCCGGTACGTCCCGAGAGGACATGGACGCCCTCGGTAGGCAGCTGGCGGCCTACACGGGCGACGTGAACCTGCAGGGACGGACGGCCGGCGAGGACATCGTCACCGCGGCCTTGGGAGACAAGAACCTGCCTCCCGAGCTCCGGGCCGCTCTGGAGAAGACGCTGGGAATGACCTCCGGCGCTTCCAAGAACGTGGGCATCGGCGCGGGGGCCGCGTTCAGGAACAGCTCTGGGAGGGCCGATGCTGAGCGCCTCGTCCAGACTGCGCTGGGCGGAGTAGGCATCGACGTCGGCGGGACGGCCCGCCTGGACGCCTTCGCGACCGACTCCGCTGCCGCCATCCGCAAGCAGACGGACAAGGTCTCCGACCTCATGACCAAGCGGGTCGGGGGCATGTTCTCGTCCCACGACGAGACGCTGGAGGCGATGATCAAGGACCCGGAGGCGCGGAGGGCGCTGCTCGCCTTGAAGGGCAAGTCGGCCTCCGAAATGGCGGACATCGCCACCATGGGCAAGCAGGCCCGCGGGCTGGCGAAGGGGTCCAAGGGCCGCGACTCCTGGACTGACGAGATGAAGGCACAGTTCGGCGACATGTCGTCCGAGCAGCTGGATGCGTTCATCGCGACAGCGGAGGCGCTCCCGGACATGTGGACCAGCGGCTACACCTCCGAGATGGCCCTGGACGAGCTGGAGAAGCTCGACAAGATGAGCGGTGGTGTCGCAGATCAGCGAGTTCGGGAGAGGATCGGGGTCTCGGGGGCACGATTCGGCAGGGCGCTGAGGGAGCGTGGGTCCGGCGACTTCGAGACCATGGGCCGTCGTACGGGGGACGATGGCTACGGGCTGGCGGAGAAGTGGGCGGATGCCCGCGCAGGCGGAGGCTACGGGGTCGACGAGGCCCGGAAGATCGCAGACTTGGTGGCGAGCAAGGGGACCGGAGGAGAGCGGTTCCTGTCGGAGATCGCAGCCACCGAGGGCGGAGGCGTCCTGGCCAAGCAGGTGCGTCTGCTACGAGACGGAGGAAAGGGGATCGGTCGAGGCGGCTTGGCCGGCGCGACGACAAAGGAGGAGATCGAGGCCTTCTGGCAGGAGCAGGTGGGGATGGGGCCCTCCGGCATCACCCAGAAGGACATCGAGGCCATGCTCGACAAGTCCAGCGGAGGCAAGATCGACGCAGGGGAGTCGCGGCAGCTGATGGAACGGCTCTCTCGGGTCGCTGGTGCCGTCGATGACGTCGGAAGTGCGGGAACCGGGGGCAAGGTGCAGCGCACACTGGGCGGGGAGTCGATGGAGATCGCGCGCGCTTTGGCCGACATGGGCTCGACCCAGTCGCGCTACAACACCGAGACCGCGGACGCCTTGGAGAAGGTGAAGCGCGTGACGGGCGGCCTGGAGTCCCAGATCGTCAGCTTGGGGAAATAGCATGATCGAGTTCTCTGCCGTTGCCAGTCGCCGCGAGGAGGTCCGCGAGGTCCCCGTGGACAACGAGGGCCGGGTCAAGCGGCTGCGCATCCTGTCCGACATCACCGTGGACGACGTCATGGACAACCTCATCAAGGCGGAGGCCATGAAGGTGAAGCTCGGCTCCTTCGAGACGCCGACCATCGGCAGGCCCATCACGGACTACTTGCTCGGCCAGCGGCGGGCCACCTGATGGCTGTCTTCGTCCTGATCGAGGAGGACGCCTTCGACCGGCACACCAACGGAGTGGCGAGGTCCACGCCCAACGACTTCGCAGTGCGTAGGCCTCTGCGCGGCATCCAGCTGGGGGCGCCGTCCTACACCAACATCCGAGTGATCCGGAAGAACGGGTCCCGCATCCCGCTGGCGAACTCCAGCGGGAAGTCAGGCACCTCGTCGGCCACGGCCAACTTCATCGTTCGGCAGATCAACGAAGCCCGGCAGGAGAAGTACCAGCTGCTCGAGACCTTCGGCGAGACCTTCGGCTTCTTCTTCGGGGAGCGGCCCCGGGTGCTGCAGTTCTCAGGCTCCCTGGTGAGCACGCCGGACTTCAACTGGCACTCCGAGTGGTGGCACAACTACGAGCACGTCTTCCGCGGCACGCGCTTGGTCCAGGCCGACGCACGCATGTACATCCAGGCCGAGAACAAGGTCGTCGAGGGCTACATGCTCGACGCCAACACCCAGAGCGTCGCCGACCCCAACCCCAACTTCGTCAGCCTCACCTTCTCCTTCTGGGTCACGGGGTACGTCGACGTCAGCCGGGTGGGTTCTACGCAGTTCCCTCGCCCCTACCGAGTCGCCCGCACTGCGGATGAGCACGCTCGGGTCGCGAACATGAACCGCCTCCTGGATCAGGAGGGTATCCCGGTGACGGGAGGGAACATCTCCGACAACGTCGACGAGTACCTGGTGCAGGAGGGCAGGGAGATCGCGGACTCGCTGTTCGCCGCCGAGGACCTCGTCGACGAGCCCTACAAGACGTACGCGTGGATCGAGGACGAAGCCCGGGGCGTCATCTCTCCGGGAGGCAGCCCTGCTGCGCTGCCGGATGATCTGAGCAGCGGGACCGAGGGCAACGCGGTCGTGGCGTTGCCTGACTTCGACATGGGCGGGCCCGCTCCGTGGGGAGGCATGGCGTAGTGACTGCCTCGGGCGTCGGCAAGCAGCTCAAGCTCCGCCTCTTCCTGGAGGGGCAGGAGGTGCCTGTGATCGGCGCGCAGGTGTCGGCCGCCATCGGAGGCAGTGCGTCGGCCAACATCCAGATCCTCGCCACGGACAGGGCGATGGAGCTGCGGCCCAGGACACTGGTGCACCTCTTCTTCCGCGACTTCGAGCACGAGGTGGGCGGCTTCATCGAGAGCGACTTCGTCAACGAGGACTCCCGCCCGCACTACCGGCTGTTGTTCCACGGAGAGGTGCTGGGCTTCCAGTTCGTGCAGACCCCCACGTCGAGAGCCGTCGTGCTGCAGTGCATGGACACCGCGAGCCACTGGAGCTCCACCTACCAGTTCATGATCAACGTCGGTTCAGAGGGCAACGATTCCCACACCGACAACGCGCTCAAGTTCCTGGGGTCTGAGGGCTACGTCTTCTCGAACGTCGGGGACGAGAGCCCGGCAATGACCATGCGGACCATCATGCAGGGCGGCCAGCCGAGCACTCCGGCGTTGCAAGGAGTCACTGGGCTGCTGGCAGGAATCATCCGCATCCTGGAGAGCGTGGGCGGGGTGGCGGATCAGCTGGTCGGGATGAACGACTTCGAGACCATCTCGGAACTGCGGCTGAAGAATCTCTTCCAGATCGCCGCGGTTCAGGGGGACGAGGCCGCCAACGAACTGTTCAGCGCAGGTTCCTTCATCGGATGGATCACGGGACGGCTGGCGCAGCAGGGCGGGCTGATCAGCATCCGGGATGTGATCAACCTTCTGAACGCTTACATCTACCATGAGGTCGTGCCCAACCCCGTGGCTCGGTACGTCCTTGGCGACGCCATGGTGGCCGCCAACGCCTACAGCGGCACAGGGCCCGTCGAAGAGCTGCCGGACGGCGTGGGCAAGCCCGGGGAGACCTTCTCCGTGTCGGAGGAGGGCCGCAGGGCGCTGCACGGTCTGGAGGGCGGGCGGGCATTCGTCTACGACGACGCGACTGGGCAGTCGGTCTCCTCCTACGAGATGGAGGGGTTCCCCACTATCGGGTACGGCCACCTGATCAAGGACGAGGCGGACAAGGCCCGCTTCTCGATTCACCTGTTGAACGCTCCCGGCGGCCGAGCGATGACCGAGGAGGAGATGAGCGCGCTGTTCGAGGAGGACCTCGAGTCGCGGCAGGCGACCGTGCGCGGCAAGATCGCAGGGACCCCGACGACGCAGGAGCAGTTCGACGCCCTCTTCAGCTTCTACTACAACGCCGGCAACCACGAGACGTTCGCCCGCACCGTCCGCCTGCACAACGAGAGGCGGTACACCTCTGCCTCCCGGTCCATCCGTGCAGGAGTGAACACCTCGAAGGGCGAGGTGATGCCCGGGCTCACCCGCCGGCGGGCCAGGGAGGCGGACCTCTACCTCTCGGGGACTCCCGTGGAGGCGCGTGCGAAGCCCAAGCCTCCGCCGAGGGACCAGGGGGAGATGACTCCGGCCGACAAGCGACGAGGGGCGCGGGTACTGACGCAGGTCTTTCGGCCCGACGTCTGGTTCGTGGCTCCGCCGAGGTGCAACGTCTTCTTCCCGGAGATGTACACGCGGCTGAACTTCCAGCGGAACTACATGCGGGAGATCACCCGGTACCAGCTCCGCTCGCACATCGAGATCATCGAGGACGGCTCGAAGGGCCGGGAGCTCCGCGACAAGTACTACTACGCGCCGAGGACGGACGAGTTCAAATCGATCCTGCAGGCGCAGGGAGGCGGCGGGGAGTTGCGCCAGGCGCTGCTGATGCAGCACGAACGGTTCACGGGGATCATTCCCAAGCTCGACAGACTCGCCTCATTCCACTTCTGGTCGAACCAGGACCAGGACATCGCACGGGCGGGGCGAGGTCAGGGCTCGGAACCCGACGACTTCGCCAACGCCACGGCAGGCTTCAACTTCTTCCGGGAGCGCTTCGCCAGCCGGACGGCAGAGCTGTCCGGCTATTTCAACCCCTACCCCGTCCCCGGGTTCCCGGCCGTCGTGATTCGTCGCCCCGCCCCGCCCCTGGTGGGGGTGTCGATGGACGACTACATCGCTGCCGCACAGAAGAAGGAGATCCCCTTCAAGCTGGGGGGCAAGGACGTTTACATGCCGTCCCAGCTGATTGGCATGGTGGCGACGTTGTCGCACTCCTTGAACCAGCAGGGAGGCACCACCTCTGTCGGCCTCTCGCATGTTCGAGTCCACATGGGCGCGGACGGCACGGACGACGAGTACCTCCGGCTGTCGCTGGAGTCGGGGAGGGAGCTCTCTCGCTTCGCGACGGTGACCACCTTCGATGCGCGCGAGGCCGTACAGGACGGAGACTCTGCCGCCATCGGCTGGGTGAGGAAGTGCACGCCACAGCCCGGGGACGACGGGAAGGTGCCCGCTGCCACGCGGGACGCCGCGGGGGCTTTGCGAGTGGAGGGGGACAGCGGGCCGAAGGGCGGGAAGATCACCCAGATTCGCACCAGCGGCGAGTTCCTGCAGTACGAGCGCTCGACGAAGTCGATCACCGGCTTGGTACGGGAGGGCGACGCCGCCAAGGGACACCTGCTCTACACCACCGTCCAGATCTACGAGGAGGAGGAGTACACCCCGGAGGAGAGAGCGGCCCTCAGGAGCGTGCGGGTCGACCTCCCCTTCGAGAGCTCCATCTTCCCGGCGTGGTTCTCGCCCTCGTACTACAACGACCAGATCGGAGCGGACGTCTACCAGCCCTGGTTCGGGACCGGCGCCGTCGTCGACGAGATGAACATCTCCAAGAGAATCGAGCGCGGACAGAACGTCCGAGACTCCACGCTCGCCAACGCAACCGGATCGACGGTGGACCCGCTGGCGGCCACGGGGACGTCGTCCACGGCGAGCGCAAAGAGGCGGGAGCAAATCGCGATCAACAAGGAGATCTCGGTGGCGGAGGCGGTGGACATCCTGGCCATCCTCTACGGCACGGTGAAGGCGTCCAGCGCCCTCGACGCCAACCGCTTCGTGCAGAACTACATCTACCGCCCCATCGCCACGCTCTCGGAGATGCTGGGCAGCGATGACCTGGAGTTCGAGCAGGGCTCCGGTACCATTACGACCGGCTGGGAGGGCTTCTCCAGCCGGGCCATCGCCAACCTCGACGGGTTGAAGGGGCTGCTGACGAACCCGGACGCGCCCCTGCCCGACGTGAACGGGCTCCACGAGAGGCTGGTGGACAAAACCATGGATCCTCGCATAGAACGAAGCCTCCGGGTGCTGCTCTACCTGGGCGACCTCACCGGCTACAGAGGACTCCTCGGATGACTCAGAACAGTCCCTTCGTCGATGAGGCCATCAAGATCGCGGCCTCCCAGCAGATGTCCCCCGTGCCCAAGGTGCGGAAGGGGAAGATCCCGATCAACGTCACTGCCCTCATCAAGAAGGAGCAGGAGAAGCGGGCGGGCACCGGGGTCAATGACGCTGTGCGGCTCGGCTTCGAGAACAGGGCCCCGGGGGCCAAGACCCGCACGCCGATGCGGGTCTACAAGGGACGGACCCTCGCAGCCGGCACGGCCCTGACGGCCTTGGGAGGCTACGGAGCCTACAAGGCTCACCGGGCGTGGAAGCAGCACAAGGCGCAGCAGGCCCAACATGCCCAGTATGCGCAGTTCCAGCAGAAGGCGGCGGAGGTGCACCCGGCCATCGTGGAAGGGCTTGTTGGGGCCGGTGCGGGGGCCGGTGTGGGAGCGCTCTCGGCGATGCGCAGGCCGAAGGGTGAGCGAGCAAGAGCTGCCAAGCGGCGGGCGCTGGTAGGGGCAGGGGTCGGCGGTGCTCTGGGGGTGGGCACAGGACACGTCCTCCGCGGTCGAAGCGACGCGGAGGCACAGGGACTCTGGGCGGGTCTGCGGGAGAGGGAAGATCATCTCAAGTCGGAGATGGCCAGTTCCCGGAGATGGGAGAACGCGGGTCAGCGCTCGTTTGACCGCCGGGTCGAGCAGCTCTCGGGACCCGGCAAAGCCAACCCCCTCATCCGATCCGAGCAGCGGGTTTTCCCGAGTTCCGAGGCGTTGCACCAGCGCCTGATGGCCACGGGCTTGGACGACCCGGAAGCCATCATCGGTGTTCCTCCGAGGGCACGTGCGTTCGGACGAACTCACCCGAAGTCTGAGAAGTGGTTGCGCAAGGCCAAGAATCGCACCAGGAAGGCGGATCTTCCCTTCGACCCGGACAAGGATGCGTGGACGCGGGTCTGGGAGTCGGAGAAGGCGGCGGCGTCCGCGTACCACAAGCTGCTGACCGGCATCGAGGCGACCCGCCCCTACGCCGCCGGCGCCGGGGCGGGCGGAGCGCTGGGCCTGGGCGCGCACGAGTTCCTCCGGGGCGAGGAGCCGGCCACGCTGAAGGGCCGCCTCATCTGGGGCGGTGTCGGTGCGGGAGCGGGGCTCATCGACCGCAAGCTCCGTGAGGACGCGAAGAAGAAGGGGATCGCGAAGGAGGCATTCGCTGCCTCGGTCGACGGCCGCATGAACGGCATGGCCGGCATCAAGCGCCCGCAGTTCCCCACCAAGGGCTCGCAGGCCGTGCAGATGAAGCAGCTCAACAAGCTGCAGACCGCCGGCCCCTCCCCCACGCCCACCAACAACCAGCAGGCCGCCGTGCCGCGGCCGGGGAACGTCATCCCGGGATGAGCGCCAAGGACCAGTTCGCCAAGGTGGCGATGGCCGCCAAGCACAACCCGAAGCTGAAGGCACGTCAGCAGAAGGACTTGGAGCTGTGGCAGGAGTGGAAGGACTCGGGGGAGCATCCCGAGAAGCTCGACCCCCTCTTCAAGCAGTTCCGCGGGGTGCTCAACAACCGGGTCCGGCTGTACCAGAACAAGGTCCCCGTCCCACCGGCTGTGATCGAGGCCGAGGTGAACAAGCAGTTCCTGACGGCGCTGCGGAAGTACGATCCGACCAAGCTGGGCAAGACCACAGGGAAGCCGGCCGCGCTGGGGACCTTCGTGCACGGCCAGGTCCGCAAGTCCGGCCGCTTCATCAAGAAGTACCAGAACGTGGGCTACATGCCCGAGAAGCGCATCGACAAGATCACCGAGTACAAGACGGCGAAGGAGGAGGCGAAGGACGAGTTGATGCGCGACCCGACCACGATGGAGATGGCCGCCCGGCTGGGCTGGCCTCTCGCCGAGGTGCAGCGCATGGAGGCCGAGCAGCGCATGGACTACATCGCCTCCGGCTTCGAGGCCGAGGGCATGTCGGACCCGACCTTCTACATGCCGAGCCGGGACCGCGAGGTGCTCTCCCTCATCAAGCACGAGCTCGACCAGCGGGAGAACTACGTCCTGGAGCACTCCCTGGGCCTGAACGGCAAGCCGAAGAAGGGTACCGGCGAGATCGCCAAGGACCTGGGCGTCTCCGCGCCGACCGTCTCCCGCATCAAGGCGCGGGTGTACGAGAAGATCCGGCTGTATCGCGATGCCTTCTGACCGCCAGGAAGCCGCTCTCAACGACCTGGAAGACGCCACGCGGGAGTGGATCGACAAGGAGAAGAAGCGGATCAAGAACGAGGTCGACTACCTGGGCTCTGTGCTGGAAGGGATGACCGGATCGAGTACACTGACGCGCAAGAACGCGGAGACGGCGGAGATCTTCCTTCGAGATGAGCTGTCCTCCCTGACACGAGAGTGAGCCAGAGCATGAGCGACCCCGCCCAGATCCCCGAACTGCCTCCCGCGATCCCCCTGACCGGGGGCGATCACCTCGGAGTGGAGAACATCGCCCTGAAGATGGAGCTGTGCCGCGAGCGCATGGCCGGGCTCCAGCAGCAGATGCAGGACCTCAGCGGCGAGCTGATCGAAGCTCAGGAGGCCGCCATCTCCAAGGCCGCCGCCCACGGCATCACGGCCGAGCCCGCGGTCGGCAAGGCGCGGCTCTACATCTACGACATGACCCGCAAGACCCTGGTGCTGAGGACCCGGCCCTCGGTCGTGGGAGGCTGATCCGATGGCTCTCTCGGCGTCGCTGAACTACGCCTTCCTCAGCATCGACGACCTCCTGGACAACGGGGTGCAGGGGCTTCACCAGCGCCTGCTCAACGCCGGGTGGACGCTGGTGGAGGAACTCAGCGCCGCCGTGGGAGCGCAGGACCGCGTCTACTACAGCGTGGGAGAGAGCGGCGAGCTGGCCCTCTGGCTTCGAGCCACCCACGACTCCGGCAGCGAGCAGGTCCACTTCCGTGCCTACTCGTACTGGGACGTCGGCACCCCCGGCACCGGGTACAACGGCGTCGGCGACGTCGCCGGGAACACCTGCGTGCAGCTGGTGAACGGCGCCATGCAGGGGTGGATCGTGGCCGACGCCGATGGCGTCGCCATCGTCGCCGACATCGACGGAGGCACCACCTACAACAAGGGCTACTTCGGCGCGGCGTCGCCGATCGTGCCCTCCCAGCGCAACTTCTACGGCCGCCTGGCGGGGCCGGCGACGGGCACCAACCAGACGGGCACCACGACGCTGCTCTTCGCCGCCGGCACCGACTTCACCGACGTGGAGCCGGGACAACAGCTCTGGGTGGTCAACCAGGACGTCACGAGCGGCCCGGCCAACGTGGAGCGGGTGCAGATCGACTCGGTGGACATCCCCAACCGCAGGCTCGAACTCGACTCGGCGCTGGTCGAGGACTACGACGCCCTGGCCATCGTGGCGGTCGACCCTCAGCCGATGATCCTGTGGGGTGGCTCCGCGGGGACCTTCCCGTCCGCCGCGGTGGCGCTGCACCACACCGACGCCTACGTCTCGTCGTCCGTGGCGAGGAAGTCCTGGGCCGACGCGGTCGGTCTGTCGGAGTTCAGCACGGAGGACTACGGCCACGTCGCCCTCGCCCCGAACGTCTTCTACGACCTCACGGCGGGCCGGCAGCACATCAAGGGACAACTCCCCCGGATCGTCCGCCCCTTCACCGGCCCCCTCGCCGCCCTCGACGACGTCGTCGTCACCGCGGACACCTACCGCGCCTTCCCGGATGGAGCCGACTTCTTCTGCGTGCGGGAGACCTGAGTGGCCACCTACCAGGGCTTCCTCCTGCCTCCGCCGTTGGTGGGGGTCAGGACCTTCCGCTCCGCGGCCCCCGGGGACAAGTGCCGGGTCTGGGTGCGCCTGTTCAGCATGTCGGGCGCTCCGGTGGTCGGCCAGGTCGTCTCCTTCGCCAACCTGTGGGCCAATCCTCGGTTGGCGCTGTTGGGGGGCAAGGCGATGTTGTCTGGGATGCGGGACTCCATGGAGACGAACGCTGACGGATTCGCGGAGATCGCCCTGCTGCGGGGTGTCGAGGTGCAGGTCACGGTCACGTCGACGGGCTTCTCCCGGAAGGTCACGATCCCGGACGCCCCAGAGGCGGACCTCATGGATCTCATCTCCCTGGCCCCGGACCAGTTCGAGGTGGCACGGATCTCCCCGGTGGATGAGCCCCGCTTCTCGTAGTAGCGGCTGACCTACCTACCTCCCTGCGAGTACGATTTCGTCATGGCCCGGTCTCTCAGCTTGCTGGGGAGAGTGAACTCTCCCAGAATCTACGCCGCAGCCGCGGGAGTGGTGGCATACAGCCTCGTGTGCCTGGACCCCACGGTGGACGGCCAAGTGACGCTGGCGGACCCCATGACCCCTGCCCTCATGCCGGCGATCGGGGTAGTGGAGCGGGTGCTGGGAGGCGGCAGGGTGTTGGTGGAAGGCAGGCAAGGCCACAGTGTGACGAACCCCGCCTGGTCGTGGACCCGGGGGGAGGCTTTGTGGGCGGACCCGTCGATCCCGGGAGCCATCACCGAGACTCTTCCAGTCGCCGGCCACCAGCAGCGTCTGGGCCACGCGGCGTCAGCCACCGAGATCTGCTTCGCCGTCGAGCGAGAGGTTGTTCTGTCGTGAGCGCGAAGCAGTACAGTTCCTCAGACGCCTTCCTCCTCGCCTACATCCGGCGCAAGGGCGTTGACGTGGTGACGGTGGGGCGCGATCCTGACCAGCCTCGTCGGATGCGCGTTACCCTCGATCTGCCCGACGACGAAGGGAAGAAGTACGAGATCGAGTACCGGAACTCCGACTACCGCAGATTCGTCATGGAGTACCAAGACACCGTCGACCTCATCAAGAGGCGATGACCCCCCAAGCCAGAGGACCCAGCCAGATGACCGCCAAGAAGCTCGACCCCCGCCGTACTCGCCTCAAGAAGAAGGTCAAGTTCAAGAAGAAGATCTCCGCCGCGCTCGAGAACGAGCAGGCAGAGGGATCGCGCCTTCAGGAGGCCGCGCGGGCGGCACGGCGATGTCCAGCGCCCACAGCGGCGACGACACGATCACGTACAACTTCGTCGAGAGCGACGTCAGCTCCTTCTCGGCGCTGGGCACGATCGCCAACTCGGGGAACATCAGCATCACCGCCACCAGCGGCGACCTGACCCTGGCCACCGCGACGTCCGGCACGCTCTTCATCGAGTCGGTCGGCGTCAAGGAGAGCCGCGCCGCGCACGGCAAGACCATCGGCACCGTGGCCGCCAAGACCATGGTGACCTACGTCGGCGGCGCGCTCGTGTCGGCGAACCCGTCCAGCCACAAGTTCCCCGCGGGACTCCTGGCCGAGGCGGACACCGACTCGGTGTACTGCACGCCGGGCGAGGTCTACGAGGTCTCCGAGACGCTGAGCACCGAGGGTGCCGTGGTCTACTGGGTGTCCGGCGGCGTCAGCGAGACGGCCCCGTCCACCTCGGAAGACCAGATCTGGCGCGTGGGCTACACCCACAGCACCGGCGCTGGCACCTCCAAGGTCGTCTGGATGCCGCAGTTCATCGGCGTGGTCTAGTACCCCGCTGAGGCCTGAACAGGAGGCCCCCGTCGTGCTAGGCGCGACGGGGGCCTTCTTGTAGGATGCGCGCATGGCGGCAGATCGGTTCACCAAGAAGGTCACCCTGGGGCTCGGAGACGCTGTACGGCGTCTCATTCGGTTGGACCGCGAGTACTCCTCGGGGCCGATCGACGCCAAGGGGCGGCTGGAGCGGGACTTGCTCGCGGAGGCGCTGGATCAGTACCCTGTGAACATCGTCATGGAGTGCGTCGACGAAGACGGGGACGGGATCCCCGACGACATCGGCATCTTCCAGAAGGCGGCGAAGGACAACTGCTGTCGCGCCGACAACCTGTTGGCCAGCGGCAAGAAGCCCAGCGCCAGGCCCAAGGAGGCCGGCGTGCCCAAGCTGATCCGCAAGAGGAGCTCTCGGTGATCTACGCTCTGGCTCTGCTGCTGTCCTACGGCCTCTGCTTCGGGGCCATGAACAAGGCGACGAAGGTCTTCCCGGTGCTCTGGCTCCTGCGGCTCGGACATCTCCCTGAGGCAGATGAGGAGGCCCCGCTGGGGTTCAGCAACTCCCGCTGGAGAGGAGCCGTGCGAGCCTTCGTCACGAAGCTCTTCTCCTGCCCCTACTGCATGGGCTTCCACACCGGCTGGATGAGCTGGCTCCTGGTCTGGCTCCTGTCGGGGGAGCGTCTGCTCTACTCCGGACAGCCCTACTCCCTCATTCCGGCGATGCTCTGCTGGAGCCTGATCTCCTCCTCGGCGTGCTACATCATCGACTCCGCTGTGCTCTTCCTGGAGCGTTCCGCATGAGCACTGAGGTGGCCGTTCCCGAGATCATCGTTGACCCCGAGCTCCGGTTCGGGGAGTACGTCAACGCCGTTCGCCTCCTGCCGGACGGCGACGATGAGGTGCTCCTGGATCTCGCGGTCTTCTCCCCGCAGGCCCAAGAGGCCCGGGTGGTCTCCCGGCTGAGGTGCCGTCCCTCGTTCCTCCGGGCGCTTCGCGACAAGCTCGACAGCGTGCTGGCACAGCCCCCGCCTCCGCAGCAGGGCGTCATGCTGACCACCGACGGCGGCAAGACCGCCGTGGTGTTCCCTCTCGGCGAGGGGGAGGAGTCGTAGGTGGCGCGCTCCGCGACCGTAGGTGAAGTCTTCCGAGAGCAGTTCCCTGCTCTCGATCTGGACGGCCTCACCAAGCTCCCGGGGCTGGCTCTCCCGGCGGACTTCACGGTCACCGTCTGGAAGGACGGCGCGGTCTACGCGGGCCCGAACGCCGTGACCGTGGCGGAGATCGCCGGCACTCCCGGCGAGTACGAGGCCGAGTTCACTCCCGACGCCGCGGGCTACTGGAAGATCGAGGTCCTGGTCATTCTGATCGGTGACCTGCAGGTCATCGAGTTCGACGCCTCCGGTGCAGGTGCAGGGCTGCCCTCGGTGGACGTGGCGGGCATGGCCATCGGGCGCGGCATGGAGGCCGTACGAGTCCCGGTCGGCACGGCCTACAAGGTGTCGTACACCGTGCCCGCCGGCGCGGTCACCGTGGACGGCAAGGTGCGGAAGGCCGGGGAGAGCACCTGGACGGACCTGACGCTGCTCGAGGCCACGGTGCCCTCGGGCCATCAGCGGGTCTTCGAGGTCGACTACGTGCCGACGGCGGTGGGCTGGTACTACCTCTCCTTCTCCTGCTCCATCGATGGGTGGGACTCCTCCCAGTCGTTCTACGCCTACGGGGTGGAGGGGGCGATCCAGACCCGGCACACCTCTCGGTCCCTGGGAGCCTGAGCATGGCGCACTTCGTCGGCATCGCGTCCGAGTTCACGATGATCATCACCCTGTCCACCACGGGCGGGGACTACCTGGTGGACGCTGACGCGGCGCCGACGGCGCAGGTCAAGGACTCGCTGGGCAACGTCGTTGCGACCCCGGTGCCGGTGCTGCACCCCTCCCTGGGCACGTACACGGTCAGCTGGACGCCGACGGGGGCCGGCGACTTCACGCTCGAGTGGGCCTACCTCTACAGCGGCTCGCCCTACTCCTCCGTCGAATCCTTCGCGGTCTTCCCGGTCAGCGTCAGCCCGCCCATCCCCATCGGGGCGCCGGGCTACGTGGCCGAGGTGCAGGTGGTCGACAAGGATGGGCTCCCGGTGGAGAACATGGGGGTCCAGGTCTACGACCAGGCGGGGACGGAGCTCCTCGCCACGGGCTACACCGACGCCGCCGGCGAGGTCGACTTCACCTTGCCGGTCGCGCGGTACCAGCTCCGCTTCTACGGCGACCACATCCTCGCCAGCGTGCCCTCCCCCAGACAGATCAACGTGAGGGTGCCGCCCCCCAGCAACCTCTGGCAGTTCGTCGCTGAGACGTTCACGGCGCCGGTGTCGCCAAACCCCAGCCTGTGCCGCTGCTGGGGCTTCTTCGTGGATCCGGCAGGGAGGGCGGTCTCCGGCCTCTACCTCCGCCTGACCCCGCAGAGGAACCCGGTGGCTCTGTACCCGGGCGCAGTGGGGTACTCGCAGGCCCCGGTCGAGCTCGTCACCGACAAGAACGGGTACTTCGAGGTGGACCTGCCGCGGGGAGGCATCTTCTCCGTCACGGCGGCCGGGTACCTCGACTCCTCGGTGGACATCGAGATCCCCTCACAGGCCCAGGCCAACACGGTCAACCTGCTCTTCCCGGCACCGGACACGGTGACGTACGCGCCTGCCGGGCCACTGGCTCTGGCGGTGGGCGGAGAAGTCCTGGTGGCTCCGACCTTGGTGATGTCGGATGGCCGGATCATCCTCCCCAGCTCGAACCCTGCATCGACCACCTTCGTCGAGTTCACCTCCAGCGACACCGACGTGATCGAGGTGGAGTCTTCCGGCGACAACCTCAGGGTGATCGGCGTCGGCGTCGGCTCAGCCACGATCGTGGCGACCCCCATCCTCAGGGCGTTCATGCCGCGGGTGCCCGCCGTGGTTCTGACGGTGACGCCGGTGACGGTGTCCGTCGCATGAACGGGGCCCCCGACACGGGTCCGCACCTGAACCTCTGGACGGCGGTGATCCTGCAGGGGATCATCGACTACGTCATCAACCGGGGCCGGACGCGTGTGCACGAGCGGAGGCTCTTCTTCAACGCCCAGTGGTGGTTGTTCGAGGATCACTCCGGGCGCTCGAACTCCTTCGAGGCCCTCTGCGCTCTGGTAGACGTAGACCCGGAGCGGTTGCGCCAGAAGGTGTTGGTCCTGACGGCGGCGGAGCTGAGGCAGCTGAAGCTGCACAATGATCGGAGGCGGCATGTCCAAGGCAATGAACATCACCGCGCCGGCGGCCGGAGCCCTGGTCTCTCCGTCGAAGGGAACTCCTCGAACGGGGATGGGTCTTCGCAGCACGCGAGACCAGTTCCGCCTCCTGCACGGGGAGGTGATGACCGGGCTGCTCCTGCACTCCGACGTCTTCTTCCATCATCGAGTGCTGCAGCGCAACCTGCTGCTGCAGGAGGCAGCCTCTCTTCTGTCGGCACTGGCTGAGATCATCACGGCCACGGCGGACTTGCGGCTCCCCGACCCTCCCAACCCCGATGCCTCGGGCCTCTCTCGCGCCTTGAAGGCGCTGGGCCGCGACGTTCCGGATCCCCTGTCCTCAGAGGCTGCTGCGTTCGCGGCACAGGACATCACCCGCTACGTCATGGGGTCCGGGCTGCTCTCGCCGAGAGACCGCGCCGACGTCTCTGCACGTTCCAGGGCGGAGGCCCAGGCCGACCTCACCGCTCCGCTGGCAGAGGCCCGGGCCTCCTGGACCAAGCTGCAGAGAGGGCTGAAGGAGTTCAGCGAGGCCGCCGACTGGTTCAACGTCAACACCCTGCAGCGGGCGGTGGGGCCCGCGGTCATGGCCCGAGCGGAGGCCCTGCTGCGCGCGCACAAGCAGCGCACCGAAGAGGGAAACGTCCTGGCGCAGCGACAGGAGGAGGTGCTGAAGCTCCTCACCGTCCCCGCCACCATGAAGGCCTTGCGCGGGGCCCGGCACCCTCTATCCCCCCTCGTCTCGGACGCGTTCCCCCCGAAGTCCTCCCTCGAGGTACGGGCCCTCCCTCCGCTGCTGCCGGCGACGGTGATCGGTTCTCGGTCGCCGGACGCCCTTCCCGTCGGAGCGACGCTGATCTACACCCCCAACGGGAAGGCACAGCGCACCATCGAACTGGTGGGCGCCGGGCAGCACAGGGTGGAGGCCGAGATCCCCGGAGAGACCTACGAGGTCGTCGAAGGGGTGCTTCTGGTCGAGGTCGAGGGCCTCCTGCGGGACATACCGCTCACGACGGGACCGCGCACCGCTGCGCAGGTGCTCGACGAGCTGAACAGCGGCATGCAGCGCTACGGGGGCCTCGCCAAGAGGAGCCTCGGCAAGCTGATGCTCCTCGACGACGACCCCATGGTCGTGGGCGACGCGGGACAGGTGGTCCGGGAGAGCTACCTCCAGGCGGAGGGTACGTTCCCGATGGCCCTGGAAGGCCTGACCCTGTCCGTCTTCGCCTCGTACGTGCACACCGCCACCGACACCCCGCTGCCGCCCGGCCTGTACGCCTTCCCGCGGTCCATCCTCTTCCCGGCGTCCCCGCACGGCGTGGGCAACCCGTACGAGTCGATGCAGGAGGTGGTGGACGCCATGTTGGCGTGGGCACCCTTCGTGTCGGGCGACCTCCTCCCGGGCAACGACTTCGTCCTTGAGGTGGAGGTCGTGGACGGGAAGCTGGAGATCCGCGCGCCCATCGCCACGGGACCCAACACCTTCCTGGAGCTGCTGCTGCCCTTCAGCTCCGCTCATCCGGCGACGCTCAACTTTCCCGAAGTGATCCGGTTCGGGTGGACGGATTACTCCGCCAGTGACCGCTTGGCACTCGGCTTCGGCGCTGGCCAGGCGTCCACGGACTACTTCGCGCTGGAGAACGTGGTGGCCCTGGTGGAGGAGGCGGAGTCCGCCTCCCCGGAGGTGGAAGCGTCGATCTCCACGTCCGTGCGCGGCATCGGGAGAGGGCACTTCTCCACCCAGACGAGGTGGGTGCCCAACGACGCTACGAGGGCGCAGGCAGGGGACATCCTCAACGCCGTCGACGTGGGGCTCTACGTCGTGACCTCTCTGGTCGGCGAGGAGTTGGTCGTGGCCCCGCTCCACGACAGACTTGCCCCGCTCCACCTGGAGACCATGTCCTCCTTGCAGCGCACTCTGCTGCAGCTCACGTCGCTGGACGACTCCCTCGCGAGCCACATCCAGGTGGACGTCGGGACGGCGCACGCCCAGCTCGGCTTGGTCTCTGGAAGCACTCCCGGCACCGCGACCACCTTCGAGGTGTACGGCCGGCTCGCGGGGGAGAAGCGACGGGCGGTCCGGGACCTGGGAGTGCTCAAGGCCCTCAAGGGCGCCTGGCTGGCGAACGGGGAGGACAGGTACTCGATCACAGCCATCTCGAAGGACCGCCGGAGCTTCGAGGTCGGGGAGGGCGTCCTTGCTTCCGCCGACCTCGAGGTGCTCAGCTCGCTGGCCACCGAGTTCGAGGAGCTGCGCGTGGCGCTGCGTGCGCTGCAGATGCGACCCCTGTGGAAGTGGGTGTTGGAGCTGGAAGCTGCGCTGCAGCGGGTGGAGGCCGCCTCCCAGGGAGCGGCCTCCACCCACCAGCTCCTCGACGCAGTGGGGACGGTGTACGCCGCTGCCATGCAGATCGGCGAGGTGCCCGGCCAAGGTCCGGCGGCAGCCCTGCAGCGACTGGGCCTGCGGGTGCCCGCAGCGCCTGCGGGCACCCTCTTCAGCGTGCTGACGTCGTGGGTGCCGGAGGTGCCTGAGGAGACCCAGGAGCAGGCGGAGGCTCAGCTGTCTGCTCTGGAGGAGCGGGGGTATGATCGGTTCAGGTCGCTGCTGGTCCGAGGCAAGTACCACGTGGCGGCGTCCCTGAGGATGGAGGGAGCTTCCTCGGCATCTTCGGCCGAGGAGAAGCTCACGAAGGCTGCCAGGCTCTTCCAGCCGCCCCGAGGAGCAATAGGAGGTTTCGGTGGGTGATCGCGCCGCCAGCATCGAGGTTCGCCGGGCGCTGGGCGGCGCCTTCGCACTGGTGCGTTCGATGTCGACGGCGACCGCACTGGCGGGGTACACCCTGGAGGACTTGATCACGGAGCAGATCTTCTTCCTGGACGCATCGCAGCAAGGAGAGGGTGCGGACCTGGACCCGACCAGTACTATCCGATCCCATGCGACGGGGCGGCTCCAGAGGCTCGAGAGCCTGGAAGCCGCGCTGTTCGGTGACGATGGGGCGTTCCGACGCGCCCGGGAAATCGAGGAGGAGCCGTGAAGTCCCTGCAGGTCATCCAGCTCGCCGACTCCTTGCCCGTGGCCCGCATCACTGCGCTGTCCAGCGAAGGGCCGTACCGCCTCCACGGCAGGGACTTCCGCTTCGTGGAGAACGTGCTGTTCAACGGCGCGGATGCCCCCACCTTCGTGATCGAGAGCCGCACCACCATCCTGGCCACCTTGCCCGTCCCTCGCTCCGAGCTGCGGGAGGTCATGGTGCTGAGCTCGCAGGTCACCATGACCGAGAGGTCCCTGGTGAGGCTCCAGCTGGGAGGGGGAGTGGTCGAGGGCATCACCCGGCTCGTGCAACGCTTCACGAAGCTGCTGCTGCAGACCCCCGGAAGCGACATCTTCTCTCCCGAGGACGGGGGAGGGCTCCGCGATTTGGTGGGGTACGCTGCGTCGGTGTCCGGGGTGTCGGACTTGGTGGCCCGGCACAACTTGGCGATCTCCCGGACCCGGGAACAGATTCAGCGGCGCCAAGCCCGCTCCCGCCAGTACATCCCGGCAGCAGAGAGGCTGGTCGGGGCGGAGGTCTTGTCCGTGGATTTCGATAGGGATACGGGTACTCTGCGGAGTAGAGTGCGCCTCCAGTCCGCAGCGGGCGATGCACTCCTCAACCTGGCGACGGTCTGATGGCGCACCGAGAAGACATCAAGGCCCTCCTGCAGCAGCGAGCCACGTCTTTCGACCCGACACTGGACGTGTCGGAGGGGTCGGCCTTCTACTCCGAGGTGGTGGCGCCGATCCTGGATGCCCTGGGCCCGGACCCCCTCCAGACGTCTCCGATGGCCTTCGTCAAGGACCGCGTCGCCAAGGAGTACCCCTCCATGGCGCTGGACGACGACGAGCCGCTGATGGATGCCGTGGGCAAGCCCCTGGCCCTGGTCGTGGGCGCGCTGAGCGACCAGGTGCTGCGGATCAAGCAGAGGCAGTCCTTGGCTCGCCCGGATCTGCTGACGGACGTCGAGGCCGACGACCTGATGGGCAACTGGTTCGTCGAGCGAGAGACGGGCCTGCGCCCCACGGCCTACGTTCGGGTGTTCTACACCGTTCCGACCCCGGCGTCGGTGAACCCGGCCCATCGCTTCTACACGGGCACGGGGCTGAACTTCTTCCCGGTCTCCACCCAGACGGTCACCAGCGTCGAGATGGCGGCACAGAAGGTGGGCGAGGAGTACTACGCCGAGTTCCTCGTGCGCGCCGAGTTCCCGGGAGAGGAGTACTCCGTCGCGGCGGGGGCCATCAGCGGGGTCGACGGCCTCCCGAACCACAACCGCGTCACCAACCTCGCCTCCGCCTCCCCGGGCAGGGATCGCGAGGACAACGACGCCTTCCTCCGGCGCGGCCGAACAGCGCTGGTCGAGCGGTCGATGACCAGCCCGCGGGGCATCCGAGCCCGCATCCGAGAGCTGGGCACGATCGCCCAGACCGCGGTGGTCAAGTACAACGACCCGGAGATGCAGCGTGACCTGCTCACGGGCGCCGGCGAAGGGAAGCTGCACCTGTCCGGCATGGGCATGGTCTTCGGCACGAGCCTCCTGGTGTGGTCAGGCTACGAGGACCGCGGCATCGCCGACGAGGTGTTCGTCCAGCCGGGGTTCAACGTCTCGCTCCACTACGGGAAGATCCTCTACGGCCTGCCCCCGAGCCAGAGCCACGAGTCCTTCGTGGTGGACTCGGTGGTCTACGACAGCCGCGGCGCCTTCCCCGAGCTGCCGAACATCCTGCTGCTCCGCCTGAACCACGATCCCACGCCCACCAGCACGGTGTCCGGGGCGATCCCAGGGTTCTTGCCGGGAGTGTCCGTGGCCATCACCCGGCCGGGCAAGATCCGCATTTCTGACATTCCCGGAGGGATCCAGGCCCCCATCACCGACGCTGGGGTGGTGGAGATCAACGACGGAGAAGTCCACATCGGGGGCCACCACGACGTGTGGTTGCGTCCCCAGTCGCAGTCGCAGGCGACGATGACCGTCAGCGTCGAGGACGAGGACCCCCTCGTGGTGGGCCTGAGCCTTCAGACATTCGGGGCGACTCCCACACCGAATGTGGTGTCGTCGTCGGACATCACGATCGACTGGGAGGACCGCGGGGTCCTCCCCGGCATGTACCTCTCCGTGGAGGAGGGGGCCGATGTAGGCGTGTACCGAGTGCTGGTCGTGCGGCAGACGCAGCTGGTCATCGACGCGGACCTGACCGCCACGGACGTAGGCATCCGCTTCAGGATCGTGGACGGCCTGAAGCTGGACCTGGTGCAGCCGCGCGCCCTGAAGATCCCCTTCGGCACGGACGCGCCCGGCAACGACCTGGAGACGATCATCGGGTCCTCGATCGTGGTGCTGAACAGCACCAACAGCCTGAGCTTCGGCGTGCGTGGAGGAGACACCCTGCGCATCCTCGAGGGCGACGACGCCGGCGACTACCTGATCAGCGCGTTCGACCCCTCGGGCGGCGGCACCACGCCGATCATCGACCGCCCCATGTCCAACAGCGCCAGCGGCCTGTCGTACCAGATCTTCCGGGCAGAGCCTGGGGTGCAGCTGCCGCTGATCCGTATCCCGGCCGGAGGCATCCGCCTGCTGGACAGCTCGGACCAGCCCACCGACATCTCGGTCCCGTACGCTCTCCCCGTTGAAGCGCGATCCCTGCAGACGTTCACGGGGGCGTTCACCCGCGGGTGCGGAGACCTCGGCTTCACGATGCCCGGGCTGGGCCTCGCCTTCGAGAACGCGGGCGAGGCATGCCCCTCGTCCCTGGAGGACGCGCTGGAGCTGGTCCAGGGAGGGTTGGTGCCTCTGGGCGAGCTCCCGGGAGCTCTGCTGGACCTGGACCCGTACCCGGACGTCTCGTCGTCGCTCTTCGAGCTCGAGCTCTCCAGCATCGTGGTCACGGACGACCTCGGGGTAGCCATCCCAGGAGGGGTCTACAACGACATCGCTGCCGGCATTGGGGATGGGTGGGCTGCTTCGATGGCTACCTCCGCGCTGGAGGCGGACACCTACCTCGACTCCAACGCTCCGTCGGATCACCCGGACTACAGCGTGGGCGCGCGGCACGTAGCGTCCTACGATCGCGGCTTCGTCATCGGGTACAACCTGGCCGTCCAGGTGAGGTTGAACTACCTCGCGGGCATGCCCTGTGAGACGCAGGGCATCCTCACCGGCTTCGGGCAAGGCCGGAACGACATCGTGACCGCCCTCGTCGCCGGCGGCCCCTACGAGGAGTTCCCGGACGAGCCCGCCGCCCCGGCCCTCGTCACCCCCAACCGCGGTACCTGCGACGCCGCGGATTTCGACGACGCGTGGGGCTACGGCTACACGCTCGGCTACTTCTGGTCCCTGTTCCTTCGGGCGGGCCTGACCTACGCCGACGTCTTCCCGGTGGCTCCCTCCGAGGACCCGAGCACCGACGCCGAAGAGCAGGCCGCCCACCTGCTGATGCGGCTGCTGTCGGCCCCCAGCAAGTACTCGGACGACTGCCTGGAGTGCGACGGGTACATCTTCTGCGTGACGCTGGATCCGGCAGGCATCTTCATCAACTACGACCTGCCGGCGGCAGGGCGCACCTACGTCAACGACATCACCGACTGGTTGACGAAGACCATCTCCGCCTTCTTCCCCTCCTTCGTGCCCAACACACCTCCTCTGGTGGAGGCCGTGGACGGAGGCATGCGGATCAACTGGAACCGCACTTCTTCGATCGGCCTGGAGGACGACGCCGTCAACACCTCGATCATGTTCGAGGTGTGCATCCCCGCAGAGCTGGTGGGCTGCTGCAGCAACCTCTTCATCGCCTTCCCCGACGTCGACCTGGACTTGATGCTCCGCAAGATGTCGGACTGGGTGCAGGCGGTGGACGGAGGAGACATCGGCTCTGACGAGGCTCTGCAGCTGTTGCGGGAGATCATCAACCTCCTCCCCTCCGGTGAGCCCGGCCTGTGCCAGTCCGTGCAGGGAGACACCCTGCAGCTCAACTCTGGTCCGAACGCGGGCGGCTACGTGGTGGAGACCACGTACGAGCTGTCCCTCGATGTCACGCCTCTGGCTTCCGGGCTCGGGCTGATGATGACCCAGAAGGTGACGGAGGGCGGTGACCTCTTCCACCTCATCGAAGGGCTGGCGGTCGCGTCGGCGCTGCAGGCGACGTCCAACAACGCGGCAGCCAACAGCCTGCTCAGCGATCTGCTGGCGGAGCTCCAGCCCGGAGGCAACACGGAGGCAGCCCAGCAGCTGCTGGCCACCTTCCAGACGGGTCTGGACGAGTTCACCCCTGTGCTGAAGATGTGCGCCGTCGGCATCCGGGGCCAGTTCCCCGTGGACCCCTGGCAGCCGTACTGCGAGATGTTCGCTTCTGGGTTCCCGACGGTGCCCCCGCTGCCGGCGGTCCCCACCTTCGAGGCCGAGCTCTGCGACAGCTACGGCGACAACACGGACCCGTTCGACCTTCTGGTCGACCTCATCGCGTGGGTGTTCGATTCCCTGAACGCCCTGGGCTTCGACCTGCCCGAGACCTTCGACGTCACCTTCAGTGAGATCCTGGCTGGCGTCTTGAACGGCATGAAGGTGCCGTACTGCGTCGGCGCCAGAACGTGCCCAGGGACGGTCCGCCTGTACTTCCACGAGCCGACGACGATGGAGGTCGACGCCGGCGGCAGGTGCGTCGTGTTCTACGATCCCACCAGCGCAGACCCCGCCCAGTTCCCGTACGACTCCACGGGGTGCGACGACTTCTGGGACGGGAACGCCCTCGAGGCGGACTGGATCGCCGGCGTCCTCGCCGGCTACGCCGACGGCCTGACCGACCCCATGGGCGGGTCGGACGAGCTCGGCTACTCCTTCGCCGACTTGGCGGCCGGGCTGCCCGCCACCTACGAGGACGACGTCCTGGCTGTGGCAGGGAAGAGCTACCGTCCCGAGGGCTACCAGCTCGCGGCCTACAACACCGGGTACTCGGAGGGCTACGGCATCGGCTGGGGCTTGGACCTGGGAGGCGCCCTCTCCCCGGCCACCGCCGACACGGCAGCCGGGTTCGCGGCGGGCCTGGCCGACGGCATCGCGCTGACCGCCTTCATGGAGCTGGAGCTGATCCACACGTCGCACGGCACGGGCGCCAGCTTCTCGCCCCCGGTGGATCCGACGGAGGCCGCCGAGTACCGCGCGGGCTACACCTTCGGGAAGATGGCCGGTCTGTGGAGCTGCCTGTTCACCTCCGGCATCGGCAGCTTCGGCACCGGAGCGGACCCGGTCGTGTTGGACAGCCGGGTTCCCACGCTGCTCAGCACGACGATCGGGTCGGCGGAGGTGCTCTTCGGCGGCGATGAGCGGGCCCCGGACTACCAGGTGCTCCCGCCTCAGGAGACCGTGGACCCGACGCCCCCGATGGACTACCCACGAGACCTCCAGGTCTCGGGGCCGCTGAGCGTGAGCGGCAACGTGTTCACGCCGTTGCAGATCACCGGAGCCACTCGAGAGGCCCCGTTGGCCCTGGGCATCCGGGCCTACGCCGACGAGATCGAGATCCACGAAGAGGTCATCCTCCTGCGCTCCGACGTCTCGGGGGTCTCCGACACGGTGCGCGAAATCGTGGTGGCCACCCGCAACGGCAGCAACATCGTCACCGTCCTGACCCCGGACGTGAACCTGCTGGGTCTTGGGCCTGCGGCAGCCGACGGCCGGAACCCGCTGAGGGTCGGCAATCTCCTCTTCATCGAAGAGGGCGCGGACGCGGGCGGCTACACGGTGACCAAGGTGGTGAGCGCGACGCAGGCGCAGCTGGACCGCCCCCTGGTGGATACCTCCCTGCCGGCGAACAAGAGCGGGTCCGCCGGGAGCTACGACGTCGCGGCGGACCCGACCAAGTTCAACGCTCCCCCGAACACCTTCCTCAGTACGGACGTCGGCAAGTTCCTGTCCATCTTCAGCTCGCACCTGCCGGACAACGTGGGCTCGTACGAGATCTTGGCCACGGACGGAGCGGCAGGGGCCTGGGTGACCATCGACGGCTCCTTGGCGGGAGCGGAGACGGCGGTCATCTGGGCAATCACCGAGGCTCCGGCACTGGCCCCCGCGGACCTGGAGCAGGGAACGGAGCTCGTGGTCGGTCGGAGGATCCGCGTCTACGAGGGCGCCCCTGCCACGTTCAGCGTGGTGGGTGTCTCGGACTCCCTCGACCCCGAGACGGCGAACTTCTACGCCTGGGCAGCCGATCAGCCTGCGTCAGCGGTCTTCCGGGGCACCAAGCAGCCCTTCCGCATCGCCCGCCCGGGGATCCAGCGGATCTCCAGCACCCAGATGGAGGCCAACCGCGAGGGCTCGCTCTACTACTTCGACGTGCTCGCCCGGGCGCTCGGCACCGACGAGGTGCACAACGTGCCTGCTGAGCAGCGGTTCGAGGCCGTCTTCGGCACCTACCTCTCGGACGGCTACTACTACGAGGTCGAGGACACGAACTTCACCTTCTCTCCGGAGGAGAAGGTGGCGCTGCGCCTCAGCCCCTCCTTCTTGCCTGCGGGCAGGGACGACGTGGCCATCAACAAGATCCCGCTGAACGGCCAGCGACTCCAGATCGCCTACGAGAACTCTCCGGACGTCGCTGACGTGCACCGGATGCTGATCGAGCCAGGCTCGCGGACCACTTGCGCGAACCCCATCGCGAGGCACTTCCTGCCCGCCTACATCAGCATCGAGCTGCGCTACTTCGGTGGGGAGGCCCCGAGCTCGGTGGCGGAGAGGATCAGCTCGAAGATCAAGGCGCTGGAGGCCACCGATTCGTTGTCGGTGGCCGCGGCGGTGGAGACGGCGCTGCGGGAGGCCAAGGCGTCGGACTGGGAGCACGACATCTACGTGGTGTCGGTCACCCACGACCTCGATCGCCGTCTTGTGGGCAACAGGTCCAGGGACCGCATCGGCGGCGCGATGCCGCAGTTCTTCAACGGCAGCAACCGCCTCAGCTACTTCATCCCCGGGAAGGACACCAGCGGGGTCGATGAGGCTGACCTGGAGCCCGGCGACATGATCCGCGCGCTGAGGGTCACCCTCCCACTCGTGCTGTCGTAGGAGGCAGGATGGGACTGGAGCAGCCGATCTTGCGGATGACCCCGCTCTCCGGATCGAAGACGCAGCCGCACGCGGTGCACCGGGCGACGTACCGGAAGCCCGCGGTCTGGTTGTCGAACGGCTTGTCTGGGTCCACGACGGGCATCACGCCCTGGGAGCACTCCGGGCAGCGCTTGGAGCGGACTCGCTCCCGCGCCGCGTCGTCTACGTCCTGCAGGATGCACTCCTCGCCGTCGGTGAGGGCCAGCAGCTGCTCTTCCGGCATCGTCGTGAAGATCACGGCGGGAGCGTAGCATGGCCTCCCCCTGGATCGGCAACCGCCAGCCGCCCCCTGAAGCAACTGGGATGCTGCTGGAGGACGACTACCACCTCGGGCTACGCGACGTGGCTACGCGGATCGACCTGACCACTCTGTGCGTACAGGCGTCGTACTCGCAGGCCAACTTCACCGCCAACCTGCTGTTGCCGGAGGACGATCCTCTGGTCATGGAGAGAGGCAACTCTTCAGTTGCCGCCTTCTCGGACGCAGGCCCCACTGCGGTCCCCGCCGGAGTCGAGGTGGCCCGCGCCCTCGTCGGCGGGAAGTTGGTGATGACGAGGGCGGGGGCGCCAGCCCACCGTGGGGCGCAGGTGGTCTCCTCTCCGGTACAGGGGGCGCTGCACATGGCAGAGGTCTCGCTGCGGCCCGTCACCCTGACCGCGGGCGCCGAGGCCTACATCGCCGACGCGGACTACCAGGGCGCCTGTGCCGGCTTCGTCCACGGGCCCACCAAGAAGGGGATCTTCGTCTTCCTCATGGACGACGGCGTCACGAAGTCGCTGCTGGTCTCCCCGGCTGATGACGGGTCAGGCACTCGCCCAGGGAGCTCCAGCGTGGTGTACGACTGGTCCCTGGGCGTCGCGATCAAGACGGTGTGGGACCTGCTCCTCGACAAGGTCGACGTGTACCTGCGGGATGTCGACGATCCCGATGCCGTGGCAACGAAGGCGTACTCCGCCACGTTGAGCACCGAGCCGTCCTTCATCAGTGGAGTGGCCCTGGACCAAGTTCCCTTGGGGTCCGCAGCAGACGCTCCGCAGCAGATCTACGCCCTGGTGAACCTGGACAGCGCCACCCCGGGAGATGAGATCCAGTGTGACTTCATCCGCTCCTTCGGCTTCGGCAAGCTGCTCATCGAGGGAGGGCTGCCTCGCCCCGGGGTGCACCTGTACCTGCGGCCGTCGGACATCGTCGAGGCCGACTTCTCTGCCCTTCCGGACAAGGCGGACCTCCCGTGGCGGACGTCCCTGCAGAGCGGAGATGTGGCGATGGTCCAGGTCGCGGGAGGCCTCCGACTGGACAAGCTCTCGGGCACCGCGAACGGAGGACTCCCGGGCTACCTGGTGCGGGAGGAGCCCAGCCTGGACCTGGCGGAGGGGTTCTGGCTGGAGATGGAGCTGCTGGCCTCTGACGTCGCCCATCTGGCGGTGGAGGCCACGGGCATCGGCGTGGAGATCTTCGATGGAGCAGACGCTCTCCTGGTGGCGCTCCTCGACGACTACGCCATCAAGCGGGTCGGGGTGCTGCAGGCGGGAGGAGCGCACCTCGGGACCTCGTACGCGACAGGGGCGGAAGTCGACTGGGAGGTCCCGGTCACGGTCCGGCTCTGGGCGAACCCCGACCTGGACCGGGTGGACCTGTTCATCGGCGACGATGACACCCCCTACGCCACGGGGACCCTCTCTGCACTCCCCGCCGACGTGACCTCTGGGCAGATCCGCATTGGCCACGTCTACTCCTACGCAGGTCGCGACGTCTTCGGCAAGACGGAGCTCCGCCGCCTCCTCTACAGCACCAACGCCCGCGGCTTCGACGCGGTCGAGGGGGCTGTGCCGGACGCGGCCTCCCTTGCGTGGACTCGTGTGTCGCCGGGCCCCGGGGCCGACGCGATTGTGGGCGCCGAGCTGAAGATCCAGGACGATGGGTACGGGGCAGGCACCGAGGTCAGGTACTTCTGGCGCACCGTGCCCTCCTTCAGCGCCCTGCTGGGCATGTCGGTCGAGGCCCGCTTCAGGGTCTCCTCCTTCACCAATGACCTGGGAGGGGTCGGAGCGTTGAACACGCCCGTCTCTGCCGGCGTAGCCCTCGACGACGGTGCGGAGGCGGCTCAGCTGCGGTTCGTGGCCACGGCGGGCGGACAGTTCGCCTACCTGCCGGGCGCTGACCCCGCTGCCTCTCTCCTCGAGGTCATCAACCAGACGGACGCAGGCAAGGCGATCTCCACAGAGGTCTCCTTCCTCTCCACGCACACCTACCGGCTGGAGAAGAAGCCGCGCCAGGCGCTGCGTCTCTTCGTGGACGGCGTCCAGAAGATCTCGATTCCCTGGGACGAGGTGGACTTGGCTCCCACCCTGTTCGGCGCTGGGGTGGGCTTCGGATCGTTTGACGGAGACCGAGCTTCGACCAGCTACTGGAGGCGTGTCGTCTACGCCGTGGGCGATGGGTACGATGTCGCCGTGCGGCCGGAGGTACCTGCCCTGGAGCAGGAGTTCGTGTTCGACTCCCTCTCGGAGCTGGTCGTGCAGGTGGATGGGATCTAGTGGTCGACCAGTTCTTCAACGTCGGGATGCAGCCAGGGAACCAAGCCCCTACGGCACGGGTGTACCCGGCGGAGCAGAGGAGCATGGTCGGCGCAGTCGTCCGTCTGGACGGGCGCGGCAGCTCTGATCCCGAGGGGGATCCGCTCAGCTACACCTGGTCCTTCGTCGAAGTCCCCATCGGCAGCGCCCTCGGCGCCAGCTCCTTCGAGGAGCTGGCTCCCGACGGCTCGGCGGTCGGCTTCGCTCCCGACATCACCGGCACCTACGTGGTGGGGCTGGTCGTCAACGACGGGCAGTACTCCAGCTCTCTCTCCCAGGCCACGGTCAACGTGCAGGTGGTGCAGGTCCCGCTCTGCTCGGACATCCAGCCGGACGGCCGCTTCTTCTTCAGGGTGATCAACGACTTCCTGCAGCACATGGCGGACAGCGAAGTGCTGCCCATCGTGTGGTCTGGGTTCCAGCAGCAGGGTGCGGCGGTTCTGCTGGACGCGCTTCAGGCCGACTACGACAAGTCGATCCACACCATCCTCGAGTCTCGGCAGCGCCGGTGGGAGCAGTACCTGCCCCGCATCCCCCTGGTGGACGAGGAGTACACCTTCCTCTTTGGAGGGGAAGCGGACGGCACCTCCGCGACCACGGGCACCGTGGGCGAGCCGCTGTCGGGCTACCTGCTCTCGGACAGAGAGTTCGTGGTCACTGCCGGGGCAGTGAAGGCGGACGCAGTCGGCAAGACCCTGGAGCTCCTGACCAGCGCCGGCGCCAACCTGGGCAGCTACACCATCTACGCGGTCACCGGGCACAGGATGTCCTACCTGATGTCGCGGACCACGCCCTTCCCCGACGTGGCCGGGGAGCAGCTGGGCACGGGACTGGACCTGTCCTCGGTGGAGGGCAGCGACGTAGTCACGACGCCGGCGACGAACTTCACCCTCATCGCCGGCCTGGACGCCGGCGACGTGCTGAGGGTCCCCTCCGGCCCGAACGCAGGGGACTACCTCATCGCCGCCGTAGGGACCCCCACTCCTCTGTCGCTGCAGCTGGACCGGGAGATGTCCTCGACGAGGACGGACACCTACACGCTGCACAACGTCGTCAGCGGGCTGGTCGAGGCCGCGGTGGCGAGCCCGTACACGGACGTCGTGTGGGTGCCCTCCGCGGAGGGCGACTTCACGCTCTTGGACGGACAGGAGCAGGAGGGCCTCGCCACGATTCGGAGTCCCAGGGAGATCGTGGTCGGGGAGCAGTTCGCGTGGCCCGCTGCCGTGGGCAGGTCCATCGGAGTCTTCGGGGCACAGACCTCGGGGCAGTACGTCATCAGCGGACTGAACGGAGCCGGCGACGGGTACCTGATCGCCGGTCGATTCGCCGGCACCTTCCCCCAGGAAGGGGTGACGTTCCGGCTCCCGCCCATCGCCACGGCCGAAGGCCGGGTCCTGGTCCTCAACGACCGCGCCTACGCTCTGCGCAGGGTCCGCAACGACTCCGCGCAGCTCGAGGCCCCGCTGGGCCCCGGCCCAGTGAGCCTGGCGGTGGTGGACGAGCCCTCCCTCGTCACAGGGGTCTCCGGAGTGGCGTGGCGTCTTCCCGCCACGCTGTACACCCCGAACACCGACCTCGAGGACCTCGGGGCACGGGCAGGGGACGTTCTCGCTCTGCGGGTGGAGAACATCTCTTCGGGGCGCTCCGCAGAGGTGCCCTGCACGATCGTCGGAGCGGCCTCAGGGCGAGCCGGCGTCGTCGTCGGAACCCAGCCCGTGATTCCGGGAGGCCCCACGGGGCTGACGACCAAGGAGAAGGTGGACCTCGCCCTGGCCTTGGGGATCCCCGGCGCCTCCTACGACGCGATGGGGGATCCCCTCCTGGAGGGAGAAGCTCTCGCCGTCGACACCGCGTTGAGCAGCCTCGCCTTCCGGGCCCGGTACAACAACCTGCCCCACACGAAGGACACCGTCTTCACCGTGGCCGGGTTCTCCTTCCGGATCTCGGCGCAGTACCTGTCGCGCAACACCCTCCTCCCCGTTGACGAGGACGTTGTGTCCGTGCCCTGCTTGCAGGAGTACGTGGGCAAGACGTTCGCGATCGAGGGCGACGACGGCACCTTCGACATCCTGACTCGAGACGGCGCGAGGACCACCATCCCGCGGGACCCCGCGGACCTCGTGGAGAACCGGGACTACGTGATCGAGGGAGAGGGGGATCTCTTCGGCACGGACGGGGCCATCAGCGCGGGGTCGGAGATCTTCACCTCGGCGACGGGCATGTTCCTCAGTCGCGGGGTCGAGGTGGGCGACCTCCTCGAGGTCTTGGACGAGAACTACGTCGTGCTCCAGGCCCTCTCCGAGACGCAGCTCCAGGCCGTCCGGGTGACGACCGGGGCAGTCTTCTCGGTCACGGGCACCGGCCTCGCCTACACCCTGATCCGCCGGCTGCCGGACAAGTACCTCCGCTTCGTCCCTGGCACCTACGGCCCGACCAGTCCCGCGCCCGAGAGGCTGTGGGCCGAGACCACCTTCGTCGACAACTCCGAGGCGATCGAGAACAACTTCGGCACCCTCGTCTCCCTCACCCGCGAGCAGCTCTCCGACCAGGAGACCTCCTCCACCACGTACCGCGAGGCCGTCCTGGCCCTGATGTACGCCTGGGCCACCGGACCGCTCCTCAGCAACCTGCGCCTGGGCGCCCAGGTCCTGTTGGGGCTCCCCCTGGCTGACGTGCGGGGGATCATCCGGGACGTGAAGGACGACTACCGCGTCGACGCCGACGGCGTTGCGGAGCTTGGCCGCCTTCTCGTCGAGGATCTGACCCAGGAGGGCGAGCCCGCGGGGGTGGTGCGGCTCTACTTCTACAAGCCCCTCACCAACGAGACGCTCACCGACTACTCCGGCCTGGAGACGAACCCGGTGACCGGGCGCCCCTACGCAGTGGGCGACACCGTGGAGCGGTTCGCGTCCCTGGCCAAGGGCGTGATCACCACCGACTACGTCGAGACCCCCGGCTGGTGGATGGGGAAGTTCCTGCAGGGGGACACCGCCGCAGAGCTGAGGAAGTTCCACACCTGGACGCTGAGGGCCAACGTCGACGTCACCGACTCCTCGGACATGGACTTGGTGGAGCAGTTCGCCCGGGCGATGGACCCGGCCTGGACCGACGTGGACGTGGTGATGGTCAAGCCGCTCGTCGACGAGGTGACGATCGAGGACGGTCTCTACTTCGCCGTGCGCTCCCGCCTCATCGACGACCCCTTCGGCCGCATCGAGGCCCTGGCCGCCGCGGACTCGACGAACGGCTCGGGCCTGATCCTGCAGCACGTGAACATCGGCCCCATGAACTCCAGGATGCTCTTCATGGGCAGGGACCTGGAGACGCCGGCGGGAGGAGCGGGGCCGCTCACCTTCACGTCGGCCCGGGGCGGCTTCATCGACCCACTGACCGTTGCTCCGTACGTCGGGTACGACGTGGTGACGGTGCAGCACGGCTCCCCGTTGGTCAGGCCCGGGGACCTGCTCCGGATCTTCGAGGGACCCAACAAGGGGTGGTTCCTCGTGGACTCCGTCCCGTCGGACACCGCGATCGAGGTGACGGCGCAGTCGCAGTACGACGTCCCCTCCCCTGCACTCCTGGGAGTGCAGGCCGGGACGGAGCAGTCCTTCTTCGTCTTCCGGCCCGCCCGGAACCCCATCACGACGGGGACCACGCTCACGCTGGACGGAGGACACCCCTCTGCGCCCAACGTGGTGCAGGACCTCTCGGGGAAGTGCCTCTTCACCGAGGGTGTGTCCGTCGACGACCGGCTGATCATCACCAGCGCCACGGGCCGAGGCGTGTACCACATCCGGGAGGTCCTCAACCCCGGCCCCGGCCTCTACCCCTGGTTCCAACTGGTGGTGGAGCCGGCTCCTCCGCTGGGAGGGGCGTCGGTGTCTTACGAGATCCGGCGACCCGTGCTCGAGACCAATCCCTTGGTGGAGGCGCAGGCGATCACCGACGGCACGAACGTCGTCGTCATGGCCGGAGCCGACCTCGACCTGAAGATGCTGCGCTTCGGCGACGAGCTGAAGGTGCTCGGGGAGGCCGGCAAGGGCACGTACCAGGTCGTCGACGTGCTGTCCGACACCGACGTCTACGTCCGCCCCGCCCCACCCAGCGCCGCGGGGAAGCCGGCCAACGCGACCATCACCCGCGCCGAGCTCTCCGAGTTCGACGGCATGCTCGCCAACCAGGTCCTCGACTTCTTCCCGCAGACCGAGCTGGTCCTGGCCCTCTACCGGCCTCGTTCAGTGGTTGCTTCCGGGTTCCAGGTCAGCTCGACAGGCAGCGTCTTCACCGCCACCGCTCCTCCCGCCGGCGCAGTCCCCACGGACTTCCTCCAGGTTGAAGGAGGGGTGGACAGCGGGGTGTACCTGCTGGACTCTGTGGCAGGTGTCTCCCTCGGGGTGGCAGCTCATCTCCAGGGCGCCGGCCTGGAGAACGCTCGCGTCCTGAGGGACTCGGCGGACTTCAACGTGGTGGGTGCGGGGGATCAGGTAGTCTCCCTGCTCGGAGTGGACTTCGGTCTTCTGGGTGTGCGGCCTGGGGATGAGCTGGAGACCTTCTCCGTCTCCCCGGGCAACTACGTGATCGCAGAGGTGTCGGCGGGCACGCTCACGCTCACGAGGAGTCTGCCCCTGGGGGCGACAACTGGTAGGATCCTGCGAGTCAAGAGGTAGACATGGACTTCAAGTTCGGCGAGAAGGCGGCGATTCTGGACCGCATCTTCTTCGGCGGCCGGCGCGGCTTCCGTGGAGGCTCGGGCGGCGGGGGCGGCGAAGACGGCCCCCGCATCGGCGGCTTCCTCAAGATGGAGCTCCGCGAACGCGGCAAGCTGGTGACCCGTCGCGAGGGCCACAACATCTGGACGCTGACCGGGCGCGAGTTCATCGTCGAGACGATCACCCTCGCTGCCCTGGTCCCCGCGAGAGCCAAGCACCGCGACGACGCGCTGCGCTACTTCGGCTTCGGTACCGGGGCGACCCCCGAGGTCGCAGAGGTGTCTCGGCTGGTCGCTCCCGTGGAGTACCGCGCTGGTGAGTTCCTGGCCCCTGCCCAGGTCCCCGCGACCTTCCCGTCCGCCTCCCTCGGCACCGCGCGTACCGCGGTCCAGCTCAAGCGCGAGTACGCGGAGAACGAGCTCAGCATGGGCGGGCCCGTCACCCTGACGGAGTTCGGCTGCTTCACCGACGGCGACCCCGCGAACAACAACGCAGTGGGCCGCCCGACCGATCACGCCACGGCCTCCATCCAGGCGCCGGTCGGCTACAAGCCCTTCGACCCCTTCACCAAGAACCTGAACCGCACGCTCGAGGTCATCTACGAGCTGAGGGTCGTGTAGATGAGCGACTTCCGCTTCCTCCGACGCCCCTTCCTCCGAGGGAACACCGACTCGTTGGTGCAGGGACCTCCTTCCCTGCGCAGCGAGAACCGACGGGACGACGCCACGCTCGCGTTCAGCTTCGCTGTCCCCGCTCGCCTGTCGGTGCGCGTCACCATCGGTGGCGTCGCCACCCTGCGCACGGTGAACCTGGCCTCCAACGTCATCAACGACGTCGTCACCGCGCTCAACGCGCCCGTCACCGGGCTCATCGACGCCACCGCCTCGGACGAAGGCGGCTTCCTCGTCATCACCGGACACGGGACAGGTGACGGAGCCCAGCTGCGCGTGGAGCCGGTCGTGGGCCTGCCTGCCGACGCAGCCCCTTCCATCGGCTTCGCCCTGCACCCGGATCCCCTGGCGACGTCCGACGGAGGAGACCGCTCCTACTCCCCGGCAGGACTCAACGAGCTCAATCCCGCTGGCACCCACTACGCCACCGGCGGAGAGGACGTCACCGCCGGGGTCTTGAACCGCGCCGTCGACGCCCTGGCCTACAACGCGGACTACCTCGCGGCCAACCTGGACCGGCTCATCGCGCTGCCGATGGTCATCGACAACATCGACCCGACGGCAGCACCGTGGGCCGCGAGGGTCGTGCTGTCCGGCGGAGACGTGGCGCAGGTCAACCTGGGAGGCATCAGTGCGATCGACTCCGGGCTGTCCGACCGCATCTACCTGGGCAAGGGGCTGTCGAAGCTCTCCACTCTGCGGCAGATCTCGCAGTACTTCGCCGTCGTCGAGGAGGGCACCCTCGCCGAGATGATGGTGGGCCCGAAGACCGTCCGGGTCGCCGCGGTGACGCGCGGGCAGCGAGTCGTGGCCGCCCCCACCTTCATCGACGAAGTCACCCCTCCCGCGGGCCCGGTGCCCGACGTGGCAGCGTGGGTGCCGATGGACGGAGGCAACCTGCTTGGGGTCAGCTTCCCGAAGACGGGCTCCGTCGCCATCTCGGCCGTGGCGTACAACACCGCGATCCGCTCCACCGGCGCGACCTTCCAGGCCGATGGCGTGGATGTCTACGACCGCGTGGAGGTCAGCGGGGCCGGCGTCGACGTGCCCTTCAACCACGACGGCACGTACCAGGTCGAGTCGGTCTACTCCGACGAGATGCTCCTCCTCCGAGGAGCGGTACCCGAGGACCGAGGCGAGCTCAACGATGCTGCCGGCGTCCTCGGCAACGTCGAGGTCTTCTCCAACAGCGAGTTCGCCACCGACGTGTGGCTGTCCTTCGACCCGCCCATCCCGGCCGGCAAGAGCTTCCGCCTCGTGGTGGGTGGCGGCTACCAGCTGCGCACCCTGCCGACGGACTACCTGCTGAAGCTCGCGGTCTCCACATCGGAGGAAGTGGACTCTCTGGTCCAGCAGGTCATCCAGGAGATGAAGGGGCCGTTGGTCGACTCGACCGACGACTTCACCGAGGCACCCTTCGCCCACGCGATCCCGGGCAACCCCTTCGTCTACTCTGGGCCCCTCGACGGCACCGGGAAGCCGCTCATCTCGATGGAGTTCCTGCATCGCCGGACCACCCTGCAGGGTGCCTACGACGGCCAGGGCCTGGGAGGAGGCGGAGGCTTCTTCGTCGAGGTGAACTGGAATGCCCCGGAGTGGAACAACCGCACCCCCGCGGTTCCCTCGGCGCACACCGAAGAGACCCAGTCCGGTACCGGCGCCACCATCCTGGCCGGCAACATCGTCTACGCAGACGGCGCCAAGTTCACGATCGACGACGTGGGCCGCCAGATCCTGATCGTCAGCAAGGTGTCGGGGGCGTTGCGTCTTCGTGCCGCGTTCGTGATCATCGACTACCTCGACATGGAGCACGTGGTCGTCGAGCCGGGCGAGTGGAACCCCACGGTCCCCTCGGGAGGCGACTACGGCTACAAGGTCGTGTCCGGGCGGTTCGACGGCTTCCCCGCGGCCATGAGCACCCACGTCCTCCAGAGCGACAGCTACGGCCGCCTGGGCTACGTGCACGAGGAGGATCGAGTCGCCGGCCGGGCGTACGGCCACCACATGCTGGCGGTGCGCGAAGCGACCACGCACACCGATCCCGCTGAGCCCGAGGAGCTGCGGCACTTCGTGGTGGAGTTCTCCGCCGTCGACGCTGCCGACGGCTTCGTGCACGTCAACTTCGCGCCGGGCGGGACCTCCAACATCCGAGCCTTGGCCGGAGTCGCCCCCAGCTACTCCCAGTCGATGATCCGCTTGACGGACACCGAGAACAACGACGGCTGGTACCTGGTCACCGACATCGATGGGGCGACCCAGTCGCTCCGGCTGATGAACTTCGACGGCTCTCGCCCCGTGTTCACGCCGTCGGCTGCCGACGGCGGGCGCGGCCACATCTACAACCAGACCCAGGGCTTCTTCCTGCACCGGAGCGGCAACGACTTCTCCCGCGTCGGCCACACCTTCTTCGAGGATGCGATCGAGCTGCAGGACACGGTGAACGGGACCATCACGCAGATGGGCGTGCTCGGGGTGGACTGGCGCGGGAACTCCCACGGCTTCTTCGCCTACATCAACGACTCCGACTTCGTCGCCTACAAGCGTGGCGACGCGGCCGTCGGCTCCGCGGCCTACCTCTCCTCGTACATGCCGGCCAACGGCCTCGAGAGCTGGCACTCCGGCGCCCAGGAGGGGGACGACCTCAGCCCCGAAGGCAACAACCCTGCGACGGCTCTGGAGCGTGGCGGCTGGGCAGGGGCCTTCCTGGCCGACACCTACTCCATGGACGGCTCGGCCCAGGACCCCTTGATGCGGGGCACCGCCCTGTACCTGGCCCAGCAGGGGACGGACTCCGCGCTGGTGGCGGTGGGCTGGCAGAACGGCGGCGTGCACTCGACCCCTCCGAGTCCCGACGACCTCACCTTCGTCGACGGCAAGGCGACGGCTGTGATCGCGCGCGAGGACCAGTGGTCCATGATGCAGAGCGGCGCCGGCGAGTTCCTGGGCGCCCTGTACCAGTGGGATCCGCGCAGCTTCTGGTCGGAGGGCGGCAACCTCCACAACATGTACGGCGGCATCTACACCGAGCTGCCGATGGGGTCGCGCTTCTCGAACTCCCCGATCGCGGTGGACGCCACGCGGTACCACACGACGGCCGTCGACGGGACGATGAAGCTCGCCCGGCTGGGCCAGCCGGGACAGGTCCTTCCGCCCAAGCACGACTCGGCGTCGTTCTCGGTGCTCCTGTTCCCGCCAGACCCCACCAAGAGCCGCTCCGCCAGGAGCAGCGGCTTCCTGGTGTGGGACGGGGATGCCAGCGAGAGGAAGATCACAGAGGACCCGGCCGCCTACATCGGGCAGCAGATGAAGCTCGATGCCGTGGACGATCAGTACGACGGCGTCTACACGATCATCAACGTCTACATCCCCGAGGGGGAGAACCCTCGCTACTGGGTGGAAGTCCTCAAGGAGGGGGTGACTCTTCCGACGGACATCGGGGAGAACAAGGCGTCGATCCTCGGCAGCCGATGGCACTTCGCCAACGTCGACCTCGAGAGCTTTGCCATGCTCGGCACGCGCCGCATCGAGGCCGGCAAGGTGGCCGCGTTCGACCTGGGGGCCATCGCCGGCGTCACATCGTTGTCGCTCGACAGCACCATTCCAGCGGCCCGCCGCGACTACGCCAACGGGGCAGGGATCATCAACGCGAACCCCGGGTCCTGGAGCCTGGGTTTGCAGCTGGGCACCTCCCGGCACCCCATCGCCAATGAGGCGTGGCACCCCCTGGCGGAGCCGTTGGGCGACGGGGGGGCGGCCACTGCCCTCACGAACTTCGAGAGCGGGGAGTGGGCCTTTCGAGTATCGGGGCCGGTCAAGTACAACATCGACACCCGCTTCGACGAGTCCTTCGACGGGGAGACATCGGGAGGGATCCACATCCGGTGGGATGTGGCCTTGGACGGAGGCAACCCCTTCAATCCCGAGGACCTGTTCGCCTACGTCAAGACGGGGCAGCACACGTTCAAGCACCACTACAGCTACAAGGTGACGCTGCGGCTCAAGCATTTGGCTGCGGGGCCGCAGGCCACGGGGCAGAACAAGACGATTCGTGTCGCCCTCGTCGATGGGATCGGAGGCAACCTGATCAGCGTGGAGAAGAGCTTCACGATGACCTTCGACCCCGAGGACGAGCAGGCGGTCCAGCTGACGTTCAACAGCGCGGAGATGGGCTTCGACCTCCGCGAGGACACAGCTGACGCGCTGGAGTCGGGCTCTCCGGTCATCTTGCGCCTCGCGCTCGGAGACACGCTGCCTCCCGAAGCAGCGTCCAGCCTCGACCTCTACGTCTTCCAGGCCGCGGTCGAGAACATGCAGAGGTCAGCCGTCGCAGGCCACCTGGTCACGACCGGCGCGACCGTTGCGTCTGGGTTCGAGCTGCATACCGAGGCGCTGGACTGGAAGAGCTACGGCCCGGGGAACGCCGGGCCGTACGGAGGCATCGGGTACGGCGACATGCGGGCGTACGGCGCGGTGGGAACGGACGACCACGGGTACGCTGACCCACCTACGGTGTCGTGGATCCGCAAGGACGAGAACGAAGAGTTCATCGACATGATGTCTCCCGCGAACTACTGGTTCCGTGGACGCAACGACGCTGCCTTCATCTTCTTGGGCGGCAAGTTCGCTCCGCCGGTGTCCGTGGGAGGAGGGACCCTGGGCCACAAGACCCTGGATGCAGGTCGGCGAGGGGGCATGGTGGGCCACGTGGTCCCTCTTGACCCGCCACACGGGTCGATCCTCTCCACCCTCAGCGTCGTCACCAGCATCTTCCCCGCCATCAACCCCATCGTCATGAAGACCAAGGACGACGGCAGCCACGTCCCGACGTGGTGCGTGTTCCGGGACGTGGACTGCGAGAGCGACCCGGGGCTGCAGGGCACGGGCATCGCGCGCGAGGGCTTCCTCATCGAGGTGTGGCGCCAGTCGGTGCTTCCCACAGAGAACCTGCCCCAGGACCCACGCGGCAACACGGTGGCTGCCACGGAGGTGGTGTCCTGGCAGGCATTCGGGGGAGGCTTCGGCGAGCTGATTCACCAGGAGGTAGTGGACCTCGAGGGGGTGCCGCTCCCGGCGCAGCCCGACCCTCAGTCCATCTCCACGATCAACTCGCTCCACACCGACTGCAGCATCCTCACGGGAGGGGACTTCTACAACGACGACGCCTTCTTGCTGACGAAGATCGACTTGACGGACCCCTTCGGAACCCCCAAGAACGAGCGGCTCCTGCAGGTCGACCGTAGGCAGTACTCGTACAGCCTGGTGATCAAGTGCTGGGGTGTCGGGTCCATCACGGAGTATCAGTTCTTGGACGGGATCGGTGTCGCCGGGGACTACGCCTTCCCCGGAGCGACTCGGTGGGGAATCCCGAACCACGACTCCGGCAGCTCCCCGAACTGGAGTGACTTCACCCGGTTCCGGTTCCGCGGCGCCACGCTCGGCTGCCGCTACACCCGGATGAACCCGTGAACCCGCGGGACCTCGCCGAGAAGCAGAAGCAGGGCACCCGCACTGCCCCGCGGCGCAGGGCCCCCGTTCGAGAGCCGCAGCCGTCCCAGATGTCTCCAGCGGCCACGCTCGTGGTCGACACGCCGTGGAAGGTCGAGCGAAGGCGCAAGCAGGTGCACGCGCGGAGCGCCGACTACGCGGAGCACCAGAACCGGGTGACGGAGATCGCCAAGAGCCGCACGACGCGGTTGCACGCTAAGAAGAGGGGGCGGTGAGCCGGTCCGCAGACCGGCTCACCCTCTACTCCTCGACGAGGTAGGCGAGCTGCAGGATCCTGGTGAGGATCCTGGATCGCTTGTAGCCCACGATGCGGTCGCCCTTGTAGACCAGGTCGGCCTCCTGGATCTGCAGACCCAGGATCGTGGACGCCCACTTCACCAGCTCTTCGTCCGTCATGCCCCGGAGTTCTTCCGAGTTCACCCGGACGAGGTCCTCGTCGGTCGGGGGATCGACCCGTCCGGCACTGCGAGCAGGAGGCCGGCGCTTCTTCGGCGCCGACTTCCCACTCGCAGCCTCCCGCACTGGACGGGCTGCTACCCCTCCGCGGTCAGCTCCTTGCCGAACTCGACGATCTCCTCGAGGCTGCCGTAGCCGTTCTCGAGGTCGACGCCGTTGGCGATGACCACCAGGGCCAGGCCGACGTTCTCCTCGAACTTGATGCGGGCCTCGCGCTCCTCCTCCATGAAGGTGGCGACGTCGTTCAGGACGACGCCGAGCTCGGCGACCTTGGCCCCGACGCCGGACTCATCCGCGGCCTCTTCCTTCGGGGCAGCCGCCTTCTTGGGCGCCGCCTTCTTGCGGGCGGCCCGCTTCGGCTTGGCCGCGGGCTTCTCCTCGACCTCCTCCTCCCCCTCGGTCTCGGCGGGGAACTCGATGGCGAGCAGGGACTCGACCATCTCCTGCTGCGGGGTGCGCAGCGACAGCGCGTTCGCGCGCTTCTTCGCGTCGTCGTCGTCCGCGGGCCAGTCCTCCTCGGGCTTGAAGGTCTGCAGGGCGGCCCGCAGCTGCTTGCCCGAGAGGGGCTTGAGCAGGGCGTTGAGCTCCCGCTTGAGGGCGGGGCGGTGCTTGTTGGACAGCTCTTCCTGTCGCGCTTCGTACTTCTCGTTGGCCATGTCAGGTGTCTCGATTCCGGTCAGGTGGGTGGGCGTGTTCAGGAGCGCGAGCGCCCCCGGGCGGCCCAGTTTCAGGGTGTCCTGGCGGGCAGCCAGGACGAAGGAAGGAGCCTTGCTCCAGGAGGAACAGGAGTGTTCCGTAAGTCGATCTGGTCCGGCCTTCCTCGCGTCAGCGCACTCCGCGATGGAGAGGCAAGAGAGGCAGGTGTTCGCAGCGATGGTCATCGCCGCTTGATGTCGTGGTTGCAGTTGATCGCGATGGCTGCGGGACAGCCGTGGGACGTGCAATCCCCGCTGCACTCCACCCCGCCGGCGCTAATCGGCAGGGTGATCCGGTCCCGGTAGCGGGCGACGAAGCGAGTGGTGGCCTTGCGCAGGTCCATGGTGGAGCACTCGTCCGAGTCGCGAGGGGACTCCTCCCCTTCCACGATCCTCTCGAGCCTCTTGCGGGGGATGCTCCTCCGGAGAACCCCCAGCTGCTGCGCTTCCGCGCAGGCCAGGAGCTCGGTGAGGTTCATTTCTTCGTCGAGCAGAGCCATGTCCTTCGGACCTCACATCCAGCACAGGATTGAAGGGGGGAAGAGTTGCAGGCGGCGATGGTGACGTTCGAGCTGTCGATCGCACCTCCTTTCCGAATGCGTTGGACGTCGGCGATCCGCACCGGGTCATCATCGCAGGTGGTTCCGTCCAGGACCTGTTCCAGGATGGGGCAGGACACCTCGCTGTCGCCCTTCAGCACCAGCAGGGAGAAGTTCCTGTGCTCGCAGTCGGAGCATGCGGAGTAGCGCTCCATCAAGCAGATGACCCTGGACTCGGAACGGGCGTAGCGGATTCGGCCCTGGCTATCGGCGAACGTGCCGTGAGCCGGGCACGGCACTTGAGGGATCACGAACGTACTCCTCTGGAACACCGAAGTCGACCGGATCGACGACTTCAATCAGCAGCTCGGTTCGCGGGTTGTCGGGGTCCATGTACTTGAGCACGGGCCCCAGCTGGAATCGGCTGTCGTCGAAGTCGAGGGACTCGGACAGGGCGTCCTCGACGAGCTTCAGGCGGTTGCTCGCGTCGAGCTTCTTGAAGCGCACCTGGGTCTTCCGCTCCCCCTTCACTTGAGCAGGCAGGGTGATCTTCTTCTTCCCCCGCTTCCCCGGCCTCTCCGGCAGGGAGGTCTTGTGCCGCTCCATGAAGGCCGCGTTCACGAGGGAGGGGAAGAAGAAGTGGTAGGAGACCAGCAACCATTGGGTGTCGCCGGCAGACGTAAGCAGCTCGTCCAGGGCCACTCCATACTTCTCCCACAGGAAGTCGTGGAACTTTCGCTTCCACCGCTTCCCCTCCGTCTTGAGCACGCGCATGTCTCCGCGCACCGTGGCGTAGGCGTGGTTCGATGTCAGGGGGAGCTCGGGGTAGACGACCAGCAGCTCGGGCATCAGCGTCCCTTCCTGCGCCGCCCCACGGCGCCCGTGCGGTTGTGCTGGTGCTGCTCCTGGTCCCGACGGCTCACCTCTCGGCTGACGGCGGCGTACGCCTTCTCCGATGTGGGGACGATGCTGCGGTACAGCAGGATGTGCTGGACCTCGGCCCGCAGGAACTCGTAGCGCAGGCTGACCACCCGGACGTCGAGGCGGACGGCGTCGTCCTTCTCGTACTTCTTGGTCTCTGCGTCACGCGTCAGCTCTCGGCGGACCTCGGCCTCCGCGGCCTTGAGCGCCTGCTCCAGGGTGGTCTTGCGGGCGTCGACGAGAGCCATCAGCCGCGAGACGTAGTTGAACCACTCGGTGCACTGGCCCAGCAGGTCTCCCAGCTCTCGGGAGTCCAGGTCGGGCAGGTTGGTGGGGATGGAGCCGTCGAAGTCCAGCTCGGGCGGCTCCACGGACAGATCCACTCCCTTGCCCATGAGCTCCTCCACCCCCTCGTCGTACGCCTTCGCGTACAGCTCGGCGGCCTTCTCGTGCTTCTCTTCCATGTCCGCCTTCAGGCGACGGCGCCCGCGGCTTCGTCCGGTCATCGCTGCTTCCTCCTCCTCGGCGGCTGGTACTTGCTGACGACGCATTCGCTGCGGTAGCCGCAGCTCTTGCAGGCGAACTTGTTCACCGGCTTGCCCAGGGCGGTGGTCGCGCCAGGTCCGTCATCCGAGTCGCACTCGATGACGGCGGTGATGAAGGCGTTGACCTTCTGCCAGATCTCCTCGTCGTAGAGGACGTAGTACTCGACGATCTGGGAGTTGTCCTTGCAGATGTAGGTGAAGAGGATGAAGGGGACGTTGTTCAGGCGGGCGTAGGTCATCGCCTGCCAGATGTGCTCCGGCTTCGGCTTGGACAGGCCCTCGAACCCCTTCCGGTTGATGGTCTTGATCTCCCAGATGATCCGCATCCTCGGGAAGGTCCAGAGGCCGTCCGTGGAGCCGCTGATCAGCCCGAGCCTGTCCTTCGTCCGCACCTCGTCCTCGAAGGCGTCCCCGTACATCCGGTGGGCGTAGGTCTGCAGCATCCCGTGCAGGGAGTGGCCCACATCGAAGATGAGCAGCAGCTCCGGGTCGAAGCAGCTGACCTCCTCGATGACGCCGTGCAAGTCGTACCAGAGCCGCTGGTGGCAGCCGTAGGGACCGAAGCTGGACGGGTGCAGCACGTCGACGGAGCGCGGGCGCTCCTTGAGGGTTCCCGTGCCCTCACAGGGGTGGCAGAAGAACTCCTTGGTCGTCCGGTCCCCGCTCCGCCGGTTGCGGTGCTCCCGCATGTACTTGAGCAGGTCGTTGCGGAACGAGAAGGTCTTGAAGACCCCCATCGCCACGGCTTCGCCCGCCCTCTTCAGGTCGTCAAGAGTGTGGATCTTCAACTTCTCTCCTAAGCAGAGTCAGCAGCTGATCGAAGTCTTCTTCGCGCAGCACGATGTAGGGATGCCGCTGGCGATCCCTAAGGAACATGAACCGCAGAGCGGGGAGCTCGCCATTCGCCTTGGCCTGCCGCTCGACCTTCATCAGCTCGGCGAACTTGATCGAGTAGCTCGAGGCCTCGGTCTCCTTATCCTCCTCGCGGAGGACAGATTTCAGGAACACGTCGGCGCCCACGGACAAGGCTCCTCGGTTGCCGGAACCAGGGGTGACTTCCCCGCCGATGGCAGCGGCCCGCCGGAACTCGTTGTTCCTGCTCCGGCGGATCCGCTGCCTGGCTGCTCCTCGCCCGTGGCTGCGCTTCTTCTCCTTGGTCTTCAGATCCTTCTTGGGGAAGACCCTCTCGCAGCTCCGGCACTGGAGCTTGCGGTCCTGCCCCAAGAAGGGCTTCCAGGAGTTCGACCCGCAGCTGGGGCAGTCCTTCACGCCCTCACCACCCGTGCGGTGCTGGCCTCGACGTCGATCTCGATGGTGACGTACTCCCCGTACTTGATGAAGATCTCGGCCACTGCCTCGGCCTTCTCTCGTTCCAGGGAGCCCTCTTCCAGGCCCTCCAGGGCGTCATCCAAGGCGTCCGGCGTCTTGAAGCTCACCGTCAGGGTGCTCATCGCTTGTTCTCCGGGCGCTCGGGGACGTTCTCGAAGAAGTCCCAGGCCCACATGAACTCGAACCCCGCGTTGTGGGCGGCCTGCTGGTCGGAGTTGCGGTCCCCGATGTACGTGCACCGCAGCCGCGCCTCATCGGATTTCCCGATCCCTTCGTACTTGGCCCAGCCGTCGAGCATGCCGGGGTTGGGCTTCCGGTTGGGGTGGTTGCGGTTGACGGCGGGGCAGTACGCCACGTCGTCGAGGTCGAAGATCTCCCGACCGATCTCCTTGTTGAGGAGATCCATCGTCTCCTCCAGGATCTCCTCGGTCTTCATGCGGGTGATGTGCCCCGCCTCGATGCCGCCCTGGTTGGTGGCGAACTTCACCGTGACGCCGGAGTCCACGTAGGTCGCGAGGACCTGAGCGACGCCGGGGTAGATGAACTGCTCGCCGGTGTCGTTGGGCGGGCGCCAGTTGGCGACAGCGTTCCCTCGGACCGTCTGGTCGAGGTCAAGGACCAGCAGGTCCGTGTTGGTGATCGGGTGCATCAGTGCTTCTCCATGGTGGGTGTTGCCTCGCTTATCCCGTCTTCCAGCCACAGATCTTGCAGCTCCGGGCTGACCCAGAACCCTCCGTCGGCCAGGGCCTCTTCGATCTGGGGCAGCTTCAGGATCTCGGTGTACAGATCGCGATTGGTGTGCTTGATGACCCACTTCCAGTAGACGCCTCCGTAGGCGTCGACGCAGTTCATCTGCAGCTCGGCCTGTGCCTGCGGCGCTTGGCCCTCGAAGGGGTCTCCCTCGAAGATGTCGGGGGAGCCGTCCCAGTAGACGTGCCGGTACGCCTCGGAGTCCTGCTCGTGCATCTGCTGGATGCGCTGCAGCCGGCGCCGAAGCGTGTTGAGGTACTCCGCGCCGATGTCGACTACGGCGAAGCCAGAGAACCAGTCTCCTCCGGCGACTCGCAAGTAGAGCCTCATCCTGCTCTCCTCTCGTGCATCTCCCACAGGAGCGTGGCGCCGTCTTCGCGGCACAGAGTGGTAGGCCCCGCCCCGCAGACAGGGCAGGGCCTTCCGTAGCCGCTGTCGTTGAGGGGCACCCTGCGCCGTCGCTGACCGAGCAGGTGGGTTCCGAGAAGGAACCCGATCACGGCAGAGACAGAGATGATCGCTACAGCAGCGAGGATCATCGAGGTGGGATGAAGGAGGCGCCGTTCTCGCGGACCTCGTAGTCGATGACGGCGTCGCGGAGCCACTCCAGGGCTCCGTCTTCGTTCTTGAGCAGGTCGAGGAAGGCGTCCTTGCCGCAGGCCTTCAAGACCTCCGTGCCGTCATCAGGGTCCAGCAGGTAGTACCAGGCCCCCTTGTTGGCCACGACCCCGCGGAGCAGGCCCGCCATCAGGTGCTCGCGGAGCACATCGATGCCGAGGCCGTAGCGGATCTCGTACTCGCCCTTGTGTCCGTCGTGGCAGCCGGCCTTCCCCTTCATCACGGTCCACTTGACGCGCTTGCCGACGGTGGTGCGCCGGCCGCGGACCTCCTCGGTGAGATCGAACGACTCCAGGAAGATCGAGACCAGCTTGATGTGCTTGAGGGCGTAGCCGCCCTGCACGCTCATCTGCTTCATGGCCCCGGCCTTGGGGTTGGCGTTCATCTTCACGCGGTACTGGTTGATCCCGATCAGCGCGGTGTAGTTGCGCTCCCCGTCCTTGGGGATGACGAACTCGGGGGAGAGGCGCCGAGCCCAGGAGGCGTTGACGCTGGCCCCGCCGCCGCCGGCGTACTTCTTGTCCTGCATGGTGGAGTCGTGCTCCGCCTCGGTGAGGATGGAGCCCCAGGAGTCCAGGCCGATGACGTGGAACGCCTTGGACGCGACGGCGTCGAGGAGCATGTCGTACAGCGCTTCGACGGTGCCGGCGACCAGCTCCTTGAAGTAGCCCGTCTGGCTGCCCAGCGCGGTCCGTTCCTCCTTGGTGAGCTTCCGCTTCAGCGTGGCCTCGATGGCGTCGATCTCCTTCGGGTGGATGGCGACGTCGACGCCGCAGTTGAACTTGGCGTGGCCTCTGTCGAAGGGCTGCTCGGTCATGCCGATGGCGAGGGCGGCCTCGTCACCGAGGATCTGCTGCTGGTACCGGAACACCTGGTTGAGCAGGGTGGTCTTGCCCGAGGACTCGGCTCCGATGATCTCGGAGACGCCGCCACAGGGGAAGCCGCCGTTCAGGGCGAGGTCGAGCTCCAGGATGCCGGTGGGGATCCGGCGCACCATGAAGGGCGCCTCGTACTCGTCCCCGTTCATCAGCAGGCCCTTGCCCTTGTACTCCTTGCCGACGTGCTTCTCGAACGCCTCGAGGCGCTCCTTGCGGGTGGGGCCGCGGGTCGCGGTCTTTCGTTTGGCCATAGGGGGTTCCTTCGAGCCTGCGTCACAGGCCCGTCTCTGGCTCCTCAGGAGAGGAGGTCTACTTGTTGGGGGTCGCCGGCTTCTTCAGCGGCGGAGGGCTCTTGGGTTCCCAGGGCTTCGTGCCCTGGGAGTCGGAGATGGGCACGTTCGAGCCGCGCCTCTCCTGGTCGTTGCGGGCCGCGGTCTTCTCGCCGGGCTTGGGCTTCTCGGTCACGACGCCGTACTTCTCCACGATCACTCCTTCAACGCCTGCTTGAGGCGCTTGGCGGGACGGAAGCGGAGGCTGTAGCCAGCCTCTCGGACGACCGTCCTGCCTGTCTGGATGTTGTGCTGTGAGCGCTCTGCGTGGAACACGGGCTTCAGGGTGCCGAAGCCCTCGATCTTCACTTCGATCTTGTCCCGCATCGCGCCCTCGACCTCGTCGAGTATACACCCCAGAACGTCGGCCACTAGGCCCTTCTTCAGGGCTTTGTTGCCCCCCATGTCCAGGTTCTCGGCGACCCTCTCGATCAGCTCCGTCTTCGTCACTTCAGCTCCAGCTTCTTGATGGCCGCGAGGTTGCCGGAGCCGATGCAGACCCAGCACTTTCGAGCGTCCTTGGCGAACTCCAGGAAGTACATCATGGAGCCGGTGTCGCTCTTGGCGTACAGGCTCCCCTCCCCGCTGTAGATCCTCGCCTTGACCCACCCGAGGATGCTCCCGACGATGACGTAGTCGCCCTCCTTGATGCCCTCCTCCTCGGTGATGGTGGGGAGGTCCGTGAGCGGGTTGGTGTGTTCCGGGAGGTCGTCGGCCCAGAGGAAGACCTCCACACCGACGACCTCCCAGCTCTGCCACTTGATGAGGGGCTCGGTCATGAGGACTGCCGGTGGTGGGTGAACAGCTCGTCCCGCTTTGCGACTGCCCATGCACGAGCCTCTTCCTCGGTGTCGAAGCGAGGGCTCTTGTGCGCCGTGTAGTTGTGGGTCACCTGGGCCCTCCATCGTCCCGTCTGCTTGCAGGGGTGCACGCCGCGGTACTTGCTCTTGCCCCGCGACACATGGCGGTTCTCCTCGTTCTGCTTGCGGGTCGCGACCCGCAGGTTCTCGTAGCGATTGTCCAGGGGATCACCGTTGATGTGGTCGACCTCGCGGTCTGCGGGCGGGTCGAAGATGAACCTTGCCAGCAGCACCGTGGAGTTGCCGGAGGGCGTGCGCCCCGAGTGGTAGACGCGGTTGCGCTCTACGCCCCCCACGTTCCACCTGTGGGGAGCCACCAGCGCGGCATAGACGTCCTCGTCTACGAGGAAGCGGCAGCGCTCTGACCTGTCCCGGGCCTCTACGATCACCCACACGCCTTCCTCGGAGCGCACGATGGGGTTGGGGACGCTGGCGGGGCGCATTACGACGCCCTTCTCCTTCAAACGGTCCGAGAATCTCTTCATGGCGCCAGCATACCCCAATCCGAAATGAGTTATTTTCTACTTGGCTTCTCCCCAGCTCACGGCGTAGCCGCCCGACGTAGGCAGGGCCGTGGCCAGCTCTTCGTTGAACGGGCTCTCCATGTGTTCCTGCACCCTCCGGTCCACGTCGGACTTGATGTCGTCGTGGTCGGGGACGCTGAACATCAGCTCGTCGTGGATCTGCAGCAGCATCCGCGCATCCACGGCCTGCAGATCGGGGTCGTTCTCGCACTTGATCATCGCCATCTTCACGATGTCGGCCGCGCTCCCCTGGATGATGGAGTTGACCGACTGGCGCTCGGCCTGAGTCGACAACCGCCGGTTGCTGGAGAAGATCGTGGGCAGCCGACGGAACCGGCCGAGGTAGGTCTGGACGTAGCCTTCGCTGTGGGTCCAGCTGTGCGTGTCCTTGATGAACCGCTTGGCTCCGGGGAAGACCCCGAAGTAGTGGCCGATCAGCTTCTTCGCCTCGGGGCAGGTCTCGCGCTTGTTCCCCTTCTTGTCGATGCGGACGATGATGGGCAGTCCGAGCTGACGCCCGAGCTTCACCTCCCCGATGCCGTAGATGAGGCCGAAGCCCACAGCCTTGGCGCCCGTCCTCTTCGTGCACGCCTCCTTCTCCCGCGCCGTCAGCGGGAGCCCGGCGTCCTTCTTCGCCTTGGCCGCCACCACCTCGGCGTAGGAGAAGCCCATCGGCATCTCACCGACGGTGAACGCGTGCATGTCCTTCCCGCTGCGGATGGTCTGGATCATGTTCTTGTCGCCGGAGAAGTGGGCCATGACCCGCATCTCGAGCTGCTCGTAGTCGCGCACCAGCAGGGTGCGCCCTCCGTCGGCGATGAAGGCGTAGCGGATGCCGAACTTGTCGTTCTCCAGGCGAGGGATGTTGGTGAGGTTGGGCTTGCTCATCGAGATGCGCCCGGTGCGCGTGATGTGCTGGTTGATCACCCCGTGGATGCGGAAGTTCTCATCGATGAACGGCTCCATGCCGTGCACGTAGGTCCCCAGGAACTTCGACAGCCCGCGGTGCTCGGTCAAGGCGCCGGCGAGGTCCTGGACGTAGGCCACGTCCTCCTCGTCGCCCTGAATCTCCCGCTCGCCGTCCCAGAAGCCGATGTCTCCCTCCGCCCAGGCGGCCAAGATCTCCTTGTCGCAGGACGGCATGACCTTGCCGGTCTTGGCGTGGGGCTTGCCGAACTTGGTGGGCATCACCCCGAGCTGGTCGAAGAAGAGCTCGCGGAGCTGGGGCGTGGACTTGAGGTTCACGACGCGGCCGGCAGCCCGGTTCATCTTCCGCTCGATCAGGTCGATCTGCTCCTCGATGCCGGGGGCGATCTCCTCCAGGTAGTCGGAGTTGATCATCACCCCGCGGCGCTCCATGTTCCAGAGCACCTGGCCGAAGGGCTCCTCCACGTCCCAGTAGTGCTGGAGCAGGTTGTAGCCGCCGTCGTCGACCACCTGCTCTTCGAGCTGCGCTTCCAGGTGGTTGGCGAGCCGCAGGGACTCCCAGGGGTCACGGCTGGTGTACTCGATGGCCTTGTCCCGTTCCTCTTGGATCGGGGAGTGGAGCATCGCCAGCATCTCGCCGGCCTGGTTCTCAGCGCGCACGGCCTTGCCGAACACGTCCTTGAAGGCCGGCATGGGGTCGCCGAAGTGATCCTTGACGCACTGCTTGAGGCCGTGGCTCCGGCGGTTCTCGTCCAGCAGCCAGTCCTGGACCAGCGTGCAGACGATCCGTCCCTGGAAGAGGCCGCCGCCGGAGTTGGCGATGATGTGCCGGTCGTACTTGGCGTTGGTGAACACCTTGGTGATGTTCTTGGCCATGAAGAGCGGCGAGAAGTAGGGGAGCAGGTCCCCCAGAATGCAGAAGCGACGATCCATCGTCGCGAGGCCCCAGAACAGGACGACGTCCCGGTGGATCTTGAGGCCGGTGGTCTCGGTGTCGACGCCCACGCGCCGGTGCTTCATCAGGTAACGGAGGACCTTCTCGGCCTTCTCCTGGGTGTCCACGAACTCTGCAGGAGGTCGGAGCATCGAGGTCCTCCAATGGGGCGGCCCCGAAGGGCCGCCCCAGGCTCAGGTTGATCAGTAACGGCTGCCGGAGCCACCGCGGCTGGAGCGACGACCGGAGCCGGAGCGCCGGGAGCCCCCGCCACCACCGCGGCTGTTGCCGCCGTCGTCCTTATCCCCGGCCTTCTTGTCGTTGTACTCGGCGAGGTCGCCGGTCAGGTCGATGCCGAGGAAGTCGGCGAGGTTGTGGTTCGGCAGGCCCTTGACTCCGATGTTGCGCACCTTGTTGAAGTCGTAGGGCGTGAGCATCTTCGCGACGTCCTCGTGCCACACGTACTTCGGCTTGAACCCGGTCTCGGTCTCCTCGACCTCGAACTCGGGATCGATGAGCGCCTCGCCGTCCAGGACCTCGAAGTTCTCCAGCCAGACCCAGCTCCGGTCCTTGCCCTTCCGGTACGAGCTGACGGCCGTGTCGGTGCCCGTCCCGGTCTTGCGGACGTGCCACACCACGTCGAACAGCGACGCCCGGGAGGGCTGATCGCAGCAGACGTCGTCGGAGGGGTCGCCCTCGTCGTCGGGGATGCGGCAGCCGAGGAGCTCCTCGGGGTAGACGCCCGCGCCCTTGCAGTGCGGGCACTTCATGCCGGTCTGGTAGATCTTCTCCGCCTCCTCCTCGCTCAGGTTGGCCTGGGTGAGGTCGACCATCACCTCGTCGCAGCGCGAGCAGATGAAGGCCTCCCGGACGATGATCCCGTCGCGGCAGGAGCGGCAGAAGTCCTCGACCTGCAGCTCCAGGTCCATGACCTGCTCGATGTGCCGGGCGCCGAACACCGAGTAGCCCCGGCGACCGACGACGATCGGCTCCCCGTCGTACTCCCCGCCCTTCTCGTAGGGGACGCGGTGCATCACGGCGTCGCCGCTCTGCTTCTTGATGATGTCCCCGTCCCGGTTGGTCTTCTCGACCTCGTGGTGGGGCCGGAGGTCCAGCAGGTTCAGCACGTTCTTGTAGCCGATGCTGATCCGGGCGTCGTTCTGGTCGTCCAGGTAGTTCCAGAAGGAGTCCTGGAAGTCGTCCCGGTTGTGGTAGACGCGCGGGTCGTCGGCCGGGTAGGTCTCGTCGGGGGCCTTGATGGAGCCCGGCATGCAGTCGGTCCGCATGCCCTTGAACTCCCCGCGGACCTTGATGACCGCGGTGCCCTGCTTGTAGACGTAGTACGGCGACTCGGCGTCCCACTCACCCGCGTCGCCGCGGGGGTTCGGGTACTTGGCGTCGATGAAGAGCGTCGGGATGCCGCTGGTCTTGACGGGGACCGACTTGAAGCGGATCTCGTCGGAGAAGAAGGCGCGGGCACCGCCTCCTCCACGGCGCTTGCTGGAGGCGTTGCGGGAACGGCGGGTGCGGGAACGGAAAGTGCTCATGCTGCGTATCTCCTGGCCCACCGTCGAAACGGCAGGCAGTGGTCATCGAAGAGCCAGGTCAGCTCTTCTTGGTCGAAGTGATCGGGTTGGGCGAAGGCGTCGAAGGGGTACTCGACGACCTTCAGTCTACGGACAGGCCCGGACAGAATCCGTCCCACCTTGGTGGTCTTCTTCCGTCCGGTGATGTCGTTGTCCAGAAAGAGGATGACGCGGTCTGTCATCCGTTGGATCAACGCTGTCCCGGAGTTGGTGAGGGAGGCGCCCATGAAGGCCACCACGTTGGGGAAGCCGCACTGGATGAGCCAGAGCGCGGCCTTGAACCCCTCCACCAGAATCAGCCACTCCTCCTCGCGGGAGTAGTAGAGCTTCGGGTAGACGTGGTCGGCGTTGTACAGGTGCCTTGCGCGGTCGATCTTGTAGTCGGGGTAGTCCTGGATGAGCTCCTTGTCGTAGATCTTGTACTTCGGGATGTCTCCGCCGGGGCCCGGCGGGGTACGGGCCGTGGCCCTCCCGCTGAACCCTGCGAGGTTCCCGTACAGATCCCTGATGGGGAAGGTGATGCGGTGGTTGTGCCGGTCGTACCCCACGTCGTACCGACGAAGCAGATCTGCCTCGAAGATGTCGACGAGCATGGGGTGCGGCCGGTCGACGTCGTAGACGCCCAGCAGCGCTTCAGGAAGAGGGTGGAGTGCGCGGAAGGGGTCCGCGACATCCTTGATCCTCTTCTTGGGTGGGCGCTGGAGCTGGGCCCTGATCGGCTCGACGAGCCGGTCGATGTTCCGCCGGCTGTACTCCAGCCGGTAGAGCAGGTAGGTGAGGCTCCCTCCACCGCAGCCGCCGTAGCAACACCAGAGCCCCGTCTTCTCGTTGATGGCGAAGGAGGGACTGCTGTCCTCGTGGAGGGGGCAGCAGCCGATGATCTCGTGATCCGCTCCTTCCCTGTACCGAGTGAGGTGTTCGTCTGCGATGCGGCGGACGACGGAGGAGACGTTCACTTCTTCCTCTTGGCTCCCTGGCGTGCCAGCGACACGGCGGACCTGCCGCGCGCGCTCCGACGACCAGCTGCTCTGCCTGTCTTCTTGGGTGCGGGGTCTCCCGCACTCAGGTCCTTGTCCTCCTGCGCTTTGCGCTCCACCAGCTCGTCGAGAGTGATGTGCTCCCGCTTGAGTCGGAAGTTGTAGCCGGGCTGGCCGTTGATGAGGATGGCGTCGAGCTCCTCGTCTCGAGTCGCCGCCCACACCAGGGCCAGCTCGTTCTCTCCTGTCTCTGGGTCGGTCCCCTTGATGACCCGGAACATGCCGTCGCACTCCATGCCCGCTGCATCGGTGAACGCCACCTCAGAGGTGTCCACCTGCTTCACGTTGTTCTTGGCAGCGGAGCGGTTGGCCTGGGTGACCGCGATGGCGGGGATGCCCATGTCCACGGCACCGTCCTTGATGTCCTGGAGCACGTGCATCTGGGTCTTCCAGTCGGCGTCCCTCTTGCTCGTTCTCCCGTCCTGGAGCTTGTAGACCGCGTCGACGACCACGAGGTCGACTTCGTAGTCCCGCGCCTTCTGGAAGATCAAGTCCACGGTCGCGGCGTTGTTGGCTCCGCGGTCGTTCGAGATGACGAAGCGACTGCGCTGCCCGTTGCCCAGGTCCTCTCCTTCGGAGAGTTCCTCCATCGCGCCCCAGAGTTCCTGCTCTGCCACGTCGGTGAGGGAGGCCCGCTTGATGTCCCGGTAGTCGAGCCCGACGACGATGCTGGAAGCACGTCGCAGGATCTGCACCCGGTCCATCTCGCGGCTGTAGAACAGCACCCTCGCCCCACAGAACAGGTAGGCGTAGACGGCGATGTACAGCGCCACCCAGGTCTTCATCGCCTTCGGCCGGCCGTAGATGATGATGAGCTGCCCGGCGAGCATGCCCAGCGTCTCGTTGTTCACTGGCTCCCAGGGGTAGGGGATGCCCAGCAGTCCGTCGCCGTCCTTCACGGCGTAGTACTGGTCCTTGAGGGTGCCGACGGCCTGTGCGAGGTCGAGGTCACCTCCGTCCGCTCGCTTGGACGTCCACTTGCGCAGGAAGCCCGAGAGGTTGGACAGCACGTCGTCCAGGTCGTCGTCGTCCAGGAGGTCTTGGATCTTGTCGGCGAGGTCCGCCCCCTCCAGGACCATCTGGTTGTCCCGCAGCTCCTGGCAGAGCGACGCGATGGAGTCGGTGGAGGGAGAGAAGTCGAACCCCCGGAACCTCCTCTTGAACTGCCCGGTACTGGGGATCTGCCCGTAGGTAGATCGGTTCCGGAAGTGTCGGTAGATGAACCGGAACCACTCAGCCCCCTCGAGGGTCTGGAAGTCGGCTTCAGTGATGCCCGCCTCGATGACGGGCTTCAGGGTCTGGTCTCGCAGGATGTTGGAGATCAGGGTGGGTTCCAGCGCTGCCACTGCGTCTCCTACGTGCCGGTTGAAAAGAGCCTCTCGCCGGCGTGCTGCTCGAGCATGGCGCGCAGTTCCTGGAGGTGCCCCTGGATGTCCGGAGGAAGGTCCCGCGCACGGAGCACGGCGTGAACGCCGGTACTCCGATTGCGGATCTCGACCTCGTACATCAGCTGGAACACGGCCCCCGTTCCGTCAGCCCGCTCGAGTTCGAGCTTGATCAGGCTGGCGGTGAAGAGGTCGTTCTCGGCGATGGGCAGCCCCATCAGGTTCCCGCGAGGTACTGGTACAGGTCCTTCGCCTCTCCGTGCTGCATCTCGATGTAGCTCTTGACCATCTCCTGGCCGAGGGCCTGCGCCGCATCGATCGAGTTCTCGTCCTGGTTGCATGTGAGCTTCACGGAGACGAAGACGCCGAAGCCGTTGCCGAAGTCCTTCTCCCCCATGTCCATGCCGACGGACACTTCCGCCTTGCCGTTGCCCACCAGTTTCTTCGCCTTGTCCATGTGCTCCTCCGAGGGCTGGAAATCGTCGCAGAACTGGTCCTCCGGGGCCATCCCGGATTTCACAGCGCTGCGCCGGATCATGATGCGGGGCGTCGTCCTACTTGAAGAGGTCATCGTCCGGCTTCGGGCCGAGGACCTGCGTGGTGCCGGGGTAGGTGCTGTGCGCCTTCTCCTTGTAGATGGCCATGACGTGCGGCTCGAGGACCTCGCTCGCGCGCTTGTGGTCGAAGGAGTACTTCAGCACCCCGGCGTCGATGAGCTCGTCCCGCTCGTCGCGGACCCGAGCCAGCTCCACGGCCGCCGCCGGGTCCCATGCGTTCTTCGTGACGGCGCGGACGCCGAAGTTGCCCACCCCCGTCTTCACCCCGCGCACGGCCTGCCGCGCCCGGGTGCAGAGGGTCCGCCGCTTGTCCATGGTCTCGAGGAGGTACTCGTACCAGTCCTCTCCCAGGCTGTCCTTGATGTCCTGGAGGAGAGCCTTGAACTCTTCCTCCGCTTCCTCGAACGCCTGCACCGCCTCTTCGGCAGCGCTGGTGTCCACGTCTTCCACGTTCTTCGGGATCACCACTTCCTCCTCTCGGGCATCTCCATGCCACAGGTCAGATGTCGGGTCTCATCGGTCAGGGTGAAGAGCCGTTCGAGGTCTTCCGCGAACTGCACACCCGGCCCGGTCTTGCTCAAGAAGTCCCCCACGCGATTGACGTAAGAGGGGTGGTACGTCAGGAGCATCGGGTACCTGATGCCGCCAGTTACCCCCGGGATTTCGAGGTCGAAGACCTGGCCCCGGTTGTCCTGCACGTTCAGCGTCTTCCCGAGCAGGGACTTGGCGGCCCCCTTGCCGCACGCCAGCACGATCAGGGGGTCCAGGCGGTAGATGGTCTGGACGAGCCGTTCTCGGCAGGCCTCCAGCTCCAGGCGGTTGGGCGCCACGTTCTCCGGCGGCCGGCAGAGCACGGCGTTCAGGTAGTGCACCTTCTCCGTCTCGATGAGGGCATCACGAACGGTGTCGGCGACGTCGCCGGAGAGCTCCTTCCCCTTGGAGACGGACTCGCCGACGGCCCAGAGGGAGGAGTTGGACTTCCGGCCGAAGTAGGCGAGGAAGGAGTCCAGGAGGACGCCTGACTGACCCACGAAGGGGCGAGCCAGGTCGTCTTCCCAGTACCCCGGAGCCTCCCCGACCACCACGATGTCCGGGTCGAGGTGCCCCTCACCGAACACGAGGCTGGTCCTGCTCTCCACCAACCGCGGGCACTTGTCGCACTCGTTGGTGACGTAGATCTCGAAGAGATCCTTGAGCGTCGGAATCATCGGCGGCCTCGGCGGATGGCCTCCATGTCCTGTCCGGTGGGCAGGACGATCCCGGCCGCCGTGGCGCCGTCGTTGGACTCGCGCTCGTTCTGGATCTTGAGGAAGCCCTTGATCTGCTTCTGGTCCAGGGCGGTCATGTCCTCGACGAAGGCCCAGGACTCCACGTTGACGGGGTTCAGGCGGAGACGCTTCAGCGTCTCGCCGGCGAGCCCGTAGGGCATGCGGATGGGGTACAGCGCCATCATGTCCGGCTGCGGGCCCTTCTGCGGGTTCAGGAACGCGATGGATGCGTCCCGGATCATGGTCGGCGGCTCGTCGGTGTCGTAGATCTTGCCGATCCAGGCGGTCCGGTTGACCATCATCACGACGGCCAGCTTGCTGACGTTCTTCTTGGTGTTGCTCATGCTCGGTGGTACTCCACGGGGTAGCCCGCTTTGCGGGCGAAGGTAGCGAGCCGCTTCGCTTGGTTGCGGCAGCGGCGGATGGTGGGGACGCAGAAGACGATGACGGGGTCCATCTTCCCTGCGAACTCTCGGAGAGCTCGTCCGGCGACCTGCTGGAACGAGTTGGGGTTGCTGAAGAGAGTGGCACACAGCACGGTGTCGAGCTGAGGCCGATCAAGCCCTTCCTGGGCGAGGTTCATGGACGCGAAGATGGGGTTGGCGGAGCGGAGGATCTCGTCGCGGTCCTCCAACTTGACGGGCCCGTAGATGGCCTTGCCCGCAGGCACCAGCTTCTCCAGAGCGAGCAGCTGATCGACTCGATGTGAGAGCACCATCACCGTCCGCCCCTTCTTCAAAGCGGCGCGGGTCTCCTTGGCGATGATGGCGTTGTAGTCGGGGTTCTTGGACAGCCAGGTCTTGAGGCTGACGTCGTCGTACACGCTCTTCGGTGGCTCGAAGCCCGGCAACTCCAGGAAGATGATCTTCGGCACCAGGTCCTGCGTGAGGTCCACGTGGAAGATGTCGCCGAGGTGGTACTGGTAGATCTTCTCCAGCCCGTCGTTCCTCTTCGCCGTCGCGGTGAGCGCCAGCCTCCTCCCTGGGAAGATGTCCGCGGCCTTCGAGAACTTCGGGGCCGAGACGTGGTGAGCCTCGTCGAAGATGACCGTCCCCCACCTGTGCGTGAAGCTGCGAGGCAGCTCCCCCGCTCGGTCGTAGAGGGACTGGATGGTGGCGAGGGCGAAGGAGGTGTCGTCTCCCGGCAGGCCCTTCCCCTTGACCCACCGCACGTCTCCGTTGAAGTCGAGCTTGTCGTTGATCTCCCTCTCCCACTGCTGGAGGATGGAGCTGTTCTGGCAGATGACCATCGTCGGGGCGCCCACTCGAGCGGCCTCGTACAGCGCCATCACCGTCTTGCCTCGGCCGCACCCCACGTTCAGGGTGCCGTCGCCGATCTTCTCCAGCTTCGCGAGCGGCTCCACCTGATGAGGCCGGGGGATGATGGAGTGCGCCATCACCACCCGAGGGTAAGACGCGGGGCGCAGATCGATGACGGGGATGTCTTGGTCGAGCAGCTCTTGGGGAGGCATGAAGTTGCGGGGCACAACCAGGTGATGTTCCTCCTCTCGGTAGGCGAACATCTTGACGATCTTGTCCCGGTTCTTGCCGGTCGCGACTCGGAAGGACAGCCGCTGCTTGATAGGCCGGAGGCCCAGCCGCACCTTCGGCAGCCAGAGATTCCGGTCGATGTAGGCGCTGCCCGGGTCCCTCCTGCAGAAGGTGTACAGGGTCACCGGAAGTACTCTCGCAGCGTCTTGTCCGCGATCGTCTTCAGCTCCTCCAGGAAGGCTTCCTGGTCATCCTCCTCTTCGACCATCCCCTCGACGAGGATCTTGCTCTTGCTGAGGATGTCGCCGACGGCAGAGGCGATGACCGCCTCTCGGTTCTCTCCGAGGTCCTCCTTCTGCCGGGGCTCGTAGCCGGCCTTGCGTTCGTGCGCCGCATGCACGGCGTACCGCAGCTGGTCGGCCTCCTTCTTGCCGAGCTCCCACCCGGTGATCAGGGCGCTAAGCACGTTCGCAGACGGGAGGGAGAGGCCCGTCTCGATCTTCCGCAGCCCCTCTCCCGACAGGGAGCGGGTGCCACGAGCATCCGTGATGACGATGGCCGTTGCGGCCTTCCTCATGCTGCCGAAGCGCGTCTTTCGAGCAGCCCGGATGAGCCCCCCGATGTTGATGGTGTCAGTCATCGATCTCCTCCGCCTCCTGGTCCGAGTACGGCTCCAAAGGAATCTGCTCCACCCCGAACGCCAGCTCGCGGAAGAACGTGGAACACAGCCGGATGAAGGAGTTGTGCTTGAGGGCGCCGAACCAGGTGGTCGAGCGCTCCTTCCTGGTCCTGAAAGTGGGGGCGTCATCTTCCTCCACCACGGAGGATCTGTCGACTCGGGAGTTCTTGCTCTTGGCAGGGACTCCCTTCTTCTTCTGTCGGACCTGGACCTTGCACCTGATCTTCGCGTGACAGGTGCGGCAGTCCTCGTCTCGTTCGTTGTAAAAACTGGGCTTGCCGAAGCAGGGAGGGTCGGGGATAGCACCGACCCGGCTGATCGCCATCTGATAGGCTCCTGTTGTTGGTAGGCACTGTCCTTATGCCGAGATCCTCGGGGTTCTTGCGTTGACATCAGGACGTCTCCGCAGACATCATCGAGCCGTCATCGGAGGCCCCATGCTCGCTGTCGACCCGCACGATCTGGGACCGGGGCTGCTCAAGGCAGCGTCGGTCTCACTCCCCGAGAAGGTGGCGACCGCGTCACTGCCCGAGCGCGATGAGCTGTCGCGCTACCCCGACTCCGACTTCGGAGTCGTCATGCTCAGCAGCGAGGGCAAGCTCCGCAAGTTCGCCTGCACCTCGCCCGAGGTGGCGTGGCTCAGTGCCCAGTACCTCGAGCGGACCTGGGACCAGATGCCGAAGACGGCCGCCGTGGTCGCCGGCATCAAGCTGATGGAGACGATGGACGAGGGCGGCTACACCGTCCCCGGGCTCGTCGCCAAGGTCGCCTCGGCTGTGCCCGAGATCGGCTCCCGCGACGGCATGCTGATGAAGGTGGCCGGCATCGCCGAGGCCGTCGTCGACATCCGGGCCTGGGAGAAGCAGGCGTTCACCCTCATCGAAGCCGGCATCGTGGCCGGCATCCCTCTTGGGGCAGGCACGGTCGGCGCGGCTGCCGGCTTCCGCAAGGCGCGGCAACAGGGGGCGACGAAGACCGAGACCCTGAAGCGCACCGCCGGTGGCGCAGCGAAGGGGGCGGGCGGCGCACTTCTTGGCATCGGGGCAGGCTACGGAGCGTACGCCGCACTGGATCGACACTCCCGGAGGAAGACGGCGGCCCTCGACGACCGCTACCCGCTTGACACCGAAGAGCAGGTCAAGCAGGCGATGGCCTACTTCGACGAGTACGGGGACCGCTTCCACCCCGCTGACCGGCGGGAGTACTGCCGCAACGTCAAGCTCGCCGCCGACCACTTCGAGGTCGAGGTCACCGAGAAGGTGGCGCAGTACGGGGGCGAGCAGCTCAACGAGAGCTTCGTCCTCCACCTCAACGCCAGGGCGGGCCGGGTCGACGAGCGGGGCGGCGCCATCCTGATGAAGCTGGCCACGGTCGCCACGCACCAGGGTCCCGACGCCTTCGGCAAGGCGCTGACGCAGTTCGACGAGCACTACGGGCTCAGCCAGGAGTGGGACCGCTCCCTGCCCGACCCGTACCGCGCAGCCCTCTCCGAGAAGACAGCGTCCGAGGACGCCGGCTACCACTGGATGAAGGGGATCGACAAGGTGACGGGGGCGGACCTGCTGAGGCTCTCCCGCAACGACCTCGGCCGTGTCCGGGATGCGCTCGGCGATGACGCGGCGGACCAGTTCATGGCGAAGCCCGTCACCGTCTTCAAGTCCCTGCCCTACCCCAAGCAGGTGGTCGTGGCGCGGCTGGCGGCCAGCAGGAGCCACGCCCGTGGAACCATCAGCGCCTGAGTCGCCGGCCCTCTTCTTCGGCTACCACGACGCGCACCCGGCGGTGTTGGCCGGGCTCCTCTTCGCGGTGTTCAAGTCGGACTGGCTGGAGTGGGACTCCGATGTGCTCTGGTACGAGATCGAGCAGGACTTCTCGGAGCTCTTCCAGAAGCACTACTCCCGTCCCCACAGGGTGACGGTCAGCGCGCTGAACAAGAACAAGATCCAGGCGATCCGCAACCTGCTGCTGGCCAACGGCTTCTGGTCGTCGTGGTCGGTGTTTGCCCCTCTGGTGCAGGCGCTGAACAACAACACCCCCGACTTCATGACACTTCAGCAACCGACAGTTGCCCAGATGATGGCGGCCGTCGACATGGTCTCGGACATCCGCAAGGAGCCGTACCAGGAGGAGGTGGTCCGGTTCATGGCGGCCTCGGCTCTGGAGCGCGGCGTCTGGTTCCTGCCGGGCCCCCTCGCCGTCGCGCAGCGCGTGGTGGCCGAGCCCACCTACCGCTGTGGGGACTGCGGCAACGAGGACGACGACGACCTCGAGGATGGGCGGTGCGACGTCTGCGTGGGGCGGTTCAACCCGGACATGGACGAGAAGACGGTGAACGGCAGGCCGGCGCGGGGCATCCCGGACGAGGTAGGCCGCAACGTCTCGACCTTCTACAAGAACGACCCCCGCCCGGTCGCCGCCCGGTGGAGGCAGGTGCACGGTGGGGAAGGGGCAGACCTGAGCGACGATGTGCGCGAGGATGTCGTCTGCGGCAAGCTGCTCGTGGCCCACAACTACATGGTGCACCGGCGCCAGCAGGAAGCTGTGCAGGCCCGAGAGTTCTCGTGGCTCCTCCAGAGCAAGGCGGCGTAGATGGCTGAGGGATTCGACTTCGGGCTGCCCACGTACGGGGTGAGCGGCGGCACCGCCGGAGGCAGCGGCTTCGCCAACCTGCGCTCGGGCTTCTTCGGGGCCTCGGGCCGGGCCGGCGTGCCGTACCCCAGCCCCTTCTTCGACGGAGCGCACACCTACCTGCCCTCGTCGCAGAAGAAGCTGTTCCGCTGGTGCCGCTACTACTTCTTCACCAACCCGCTGGTGAACGCGGTCATCTACAAGATGGCCTCGTACCCGATCACCGACCTGGTGTTCGAGAGCAAGCACGAGGCGGTGGCGCGGAAGTACAAGTACCTCAAGGACCAGATCCTGAAGTTCCGCAGCTTCCAGGTGGAGACCGGCCTGGACTACCAGTGCTACGGCAACTCCTTCACCTCGATCAACTACCCCTTCGTGAAGTTCCTGCAGTGCAACCACTGCAAGTACCAGGCGCCGGCGAAGAAGCTGCGGCCCCACTACAAGTGGCGGGAGCTGAACTACCGCCTCACCTGCCCCAAGTGCAGGAAGGTGGGCAACGCCAAGCCCCTCGATGTCTGGCAGCGGAGCCCGTACAAGATCGGGCTCGTCCGGTGGGACCCCGAGCGCATCGCCATCGATGTGAACGAGGAGACCGGGCACTGCAGGTACTACTACGAGATGAGCCCCCGCACGCGGGCGCGGCTGATGATCGGAAGGAACCACCTTCAGGAGGAGATCCCCAACGTCTTCGTCGAGGCCGCCCGCAAGAAGACCGGCCTCCGGTTCGCCCCGGGCCAGCTCTTCCACATGCGGCGCCCGTCCATCTCGGGCAACGGGAACGACAAGGGCTGGGGTCTGTCCCGCATCCTGCCGGTGCTCAAGGACTCCTACTACCTGCAGATCCTCAAGAAGGGCCAGGAAGCCATCGCCCGCGAGCACATCGTGCCGCTGCGCATGATCTTCCCGCAGCCCGGCTCCGGGACCAGCGACCCGTACACCACGATGCCCCTCACCGGCTGGAAGAGCCAGATGGAGGAGGAGATCGAGCGGTGGCGGCGGGACCCCAACTACATCCCGATCCTGCCCCTCCCCGTGGGACACCAGATGGTCGGCGGCCAGGGCCGAGCGATGGTGCTCCACCAGGAGTACCGCGTCTGGGCAGAGAACATCGTCGCCGGCCTCCACGTCCCGCAGGAGTTTATCTTCGGCGGCCTCGGCTACTCCGGCACGCAGGTCTCCATGCGGAACCTAGAGAACGAGTTCATCAACTACCGCGCCGACATCCAGGGCCTCACGGACTGGGTGTTCGACTCCATCGGCGCGTGGTTGGGCTGGCCCCGCGTGGGCAAGAAGTTCCGCCGCTTCAAGATGGCGGACGACCTGCAGCGCACGATGATCTACTTCCAGGCCAACCAGGCCAACAAGATCTCCGACCACACCTTCCTGCGCGAACTCAACGAGGACTACGAGACCGAGCGGCTGCTGCTCAGCTCCGAGTCGAGGAAGCAGGCCGAGGACCAGCGACGGGCCCAGGTCTCCGCGGCCGTCGGCCAGGGCGAGGCTCAGCAGGTCATGCAGCTCTACATGCAGGCGGCCCAGTCCGACCTCGTGGGCGGGGGCGGAGCCATGCAGCTCGGCCCTGGCCAGGAGGGTGGCCAGGAGGGCGGCAGCGGCCCCGTCGAGGGCCCGGCAGGGGCCAAGCTGTACCCGGAGAACGGGCAGTCCTCTCCGGTCACAGGCGTCCCGCAGGAGGCGTCCTCTCAGCTGACGGCTGACCCGGGCACGGGTCAGGACGTCTTCTACGTGGCCAAGCGGACGGCGAACGAGCTGCGGAAGCTGCTCAAGACGAAGCCGCCGGACGCCTACGCGGCGATGCAGAAGATGAAGTCGACGCAGCCGCACTTCTACTCGCTGGTCTTGCAGATCATGCAGGGCTCCAAGGAGACCCGGGACCCGCTCGACGCGCAGCAGTCTCCGCTCCCGTCGCAGAAGCCGCCCCGGCGAGACCCCGGCAGGGCGCTGGTGTGAGCTAAGCGACGGGCCCCTTCGGGCCCGCCAGGATCATCGTCCTCCCCACCTCCCCCCACGAGAGGAGCGTCGCCGAGCGGGCGGGCGAACCCACTCCTCGGCGACTTCCTCTTCTTCCTCTTCGCGCTGCCGCATCTTCTCCACGCCACCCAGGTAGGCGTTCACCTGGGCGGCTCCATCCAAGAGCACCTCCTCGCGGATCTCCCTGCGAACCTCGGCCTCTTCGCCGGGGTTGAAGTACCGCGACGCGCACTTGGTGTGGATGTACTGGGCGAAGTCGTCGGGGATGAAGGCGACCTCCCCCTCGTCATTGAAGCCGACCTCCCCCTCGTAGACCTCAAGGATGCCGGTCTCCCGGAGCTCGAACTGCTCCTGGCACTGGGCACAGCAGTCATCCATCTTCGTTCTCCTCGGTCGCCTTCTCCAGGATGCGCTGGAGCATCTCGAACCACTTGGCTGCCGTCAGTACGTCGGGAGGCAGAGCCGCTTGGCACAGGTTGGAGAGCTTGCTGCAGATGTCGCAGTCGATCTCCTGGTAGTGGCCCAGGAGGGTGAAGCCGCTGGGCTCTCGACGGGGCGTAAGACAATCGGGACAGACCCAGAACAGCTCGTCTGCGTACGGGTGCAGCACGTCGGAGAACGTGCTGCACCCGCCACAGTCGGTGGCGTTCCGGCAGTGCCCCGGCAACAGGGGGCAGTAGGCCATCTACTTCTCCTCGTCCTCGTCCTTCGCGATGTGGGCACGCACTCGAATCTTCTCGAGCTGGATGCCGTCGTGGAGTGCGAGGAGGAAGCCGAAGTAGAAGCCCGACAGGAGCAACCACCTCACGGTCCTACTCCTTCTTCTTGGGGGCGGGACGGCGGTGACCGCCCACCGCCTTCTTCACGTTGTTCGAGAAGCGGCGCACGCTGGAGCGCTTCTCGACCTTGGGGGGCGTCTTCTTCTTCTGCTGATCGTTGGCCACTGCTTTGTCTCCTACGAGGGGTGTTCCTCTACTCTGCTTATGCCGTGGCATCCTCCGTGATTGTGCTGTACTGCAAGGGTCCCTTACACTGCCCCCACGTCCGTCAGCCCGAGGATCTATGGCCCAGCTCGACCCAGAAGAGGCCTTCGAGACGCTGAAGAGCCGTGTCGCGGAGGCTGTCGCCGATCACTTCCCCTTCGAGGGACAGAACCGCCGCCTCGAGATGTCGAAGTGTTGGGTCGCCGACGACCTGAGCCTCGACGACATCCGCTCGCAGCGGGAGGCGAAGCTGCACGGGCGCTCCTGGGCAGTGCCCGTCAAGGCCCGTCTCTCCCTGATCGACAAGACCACGGGGGAGGTGATCGACAAGTCCACGATCACCGTGGCCAAGATCCCCAAGATCACCCGACGCTACTCCTACATCGTCGACGGCAAGGAGCGGCAGGTCGACAACCAGTTCCGCCTGAAGTCGGGCGTCTACCACCGGGAGGACGAGGCGGGGCGCCTGGTGACCCAGTGGAACATCAACAACTGGGAGGGCGCGAAGGCGGACCGCTTCTGGTCCTACTTCCACCCCGAGAAGCGCGTCTTCACCTTGAAGTTCGGCTCGATGGAGGACATCGGCCTGTACCCGGTGCTCCGGGCGATGGGGGAGCCCGACGACAAGATCAAGAAAGCGTGGGGCGGGGAGATCTACGACGCCTCGGTCAAGAAGTACGGGGACGAGAAGAAGCAGCTGCAGTCCCTGAACAAGATCCTCAAGAGGACCACCGGAGGGTCGGCGGAGACGCTCGCTGAGGCGCAGGCCGAGGTCAGGAAGACGCTGTCCGCGGCGGAGCTGCGGAAGGACAGCACCAAGCTCACGCTCGGCAAGCCCTTCGCCGCGGTGAACGGGGAGGCCATGCTGACCTCCTCCAAGAAGCTGTTGAGCCTCGCCCGCGGTGAGGCTGCCCCGGACGACCGCGAGTCCCTGGCCTTCAAGGACGTGCTGTCCATCGAGGACCACCTCTCCGACCGACTGCACCGCTCCCGCGCTGAGATCGGCCGCCGACTGCGGCAGGGCCTGGACGGGAAGAAGGGCACGGTCAGACAGATCGTCAACCCCGCGGTCTTCGGCAAGCCGATGGGCTCATTCTTCTCCACGTCGCTGGCCCAGATGCCCAACCAGACGAACCCGCTGGAGTTCGTGTCGGGGCAGATGCGAACCACGATCATGGGTCCCGGCGCCGTGTCCGACCTGCAGCGTGTGCCGAAGGAGGCACTGCGGATCAACAACACGCACCTGAACTACCTGGACCCCATCACCACTCCGGAGGGCGCGAAGACGGGCATCACCCTGCAGCTGCCCTTGGGCGTGGAGAAGGAGGGCCGAGAGCTCCGGGTCTCCCTGTACAACCGGAAGACCAAGAAGATCGACAAGGTGGCTCCGCACGACTTCCAGGGGTACGTCGTGGCCTTCTCCGACCAGGTGAAGTGGGCGGGCGAGATGCCTCTGCCCAAGAACGCGAAGAACGTCGCCGTCGCCGGCAAGGGCAACGACGTGATGATGCGCCCTTGGAACGAGGTGACGCACGTGATGCTCACCTCGAAGGGGATGTACTCCCTGCCCACGAACCTGATCCCCTTCCTGCACAACAACCAGGGCAACCGCACGATGACGGCGTCCCGGATGCAGGAGCAGGTGGTCTCGTTGAAGCACCGGGAGGCCCCGCTGGTGCAGAGCGCCACCGACGCCGGCGAGGGACACACCTTCGAGCAGATGATGGGCTCCTTCAACTCCCACCAGGCGCCGGTCAACGGGGTGGTGACGAAGATCGTGAAGGACGCGGTGTTCATCCGCGACAGCACGGGCAAGGAGCACGAGGTCCAGGTCTACAAGGACTTCCCCCTCAACCAGGACGAGGCCTACCTCGACGCCCACCTGAAGGTGAAGGTGGGCGACCGCGTGAAGCGTGGGCAGCTCCTGGCCGACACCAACTTCACGAAGGACGGGACCTTCGCCCTCGGCAAGAACCTCCGCGTGGGCTACGTCCCCTTCAAGGGCTACAACTTCGAGGACGGGGTGGTGATCTCCCAGTCCGCGTCCTCGATGCTCACCAGCCTGCACATGTACCGGATGTCGACGACCATCGACCGCAACTCGGTGTTCGACAAGGCCAAGTTCCTCGCCCACATCTCGCCCGGCACCGTGACGACGGCGCAGATGGCCAAGCTCGACCCCCGCGGGGTGATCAAGGACGGTTCCGACGTCGAGGAGGGGGACGTCCTCATCGCCAAGCTGCAGAAGCGGGAGATCGGCTCGGAGGCCGCGGCCTACCAGGCCCTGAAGCGCTCGAAGGTGCAGGACTACTCGAACCGATCGGTGCTCTGGGACAAGGGCTACAAGGGCAAGGTCGTCCGCGTCATCCGGACGGCGAAGCAGATCGAGGTCCACATCAAGACCGAGGAGCCGGCGCAGGTCGGCGACAAGCTGGTCGGCCGCCACGGCAACAAGGGGATCATCTCCCGCATCGTGCACGACAAGGAGATGCCGGTCACCAAGGACGGCAACCAGATCCACATCGCCCTGAACCCCCACGGCGTCCCGTCCCGCATCAACGTCGGCCAGGTGCTCGAGACCCTGGCGGGGAAGATCGCGGAGAAGTCCGGCAAGGCGTACCACGTCGACAACTTCCCCCAGGAGGAGGGCAAGGCCGACTACGGCCGAGTGGTCCAGTCCGAGCTGAAGAAGCACGGGTTGTCCGACACGGAGGAGCTCTTCGACCCCGACACCGGCAAGAAGATGGGGGATGTGCTGATCGGCAACCAGTACATCTTCAAGATGAAGCACAAGGTCTCCAAGAAGATGACCTCCCGCTCCGGTGGCACGTCGGCGCCGTACAACCTGGACCGCTCCCCCAAGGAGGGAGGTGGCACCAGCGCCCAGTCCCTGAGTGCGCTCGGCCTGTACTCCATGCTCGCCCACGGCGCGCGGCACAACCTCCGGGAGATGTACACCCACAAGTCGGACTACAACGCCGACATGTGGACGGCCCTGCACTCCGGCCAGGCCCTTCCCGCTCCCAAGATCCCCTTCACCTACCACAAGTTCGAGGGGTTCCTGAAGACCATGGGGCTCGACGTGGAGAAGAAGGGCGACGAGATGCAGCTCAAGCCCCTCACGGACAAGCAGGTCCTGGGGCTGAGCAACGGGCACGTCGCTGACCCGGGCCGGATGTTCCGGGGCAAGGACATGAAGCCGGAGAAGGGAGGCATCTTCGACGAGAAGATCTTCGGCTCCCTGCACCCGGAGCACGCGGACAAGCAGCGCTGGGGGCACATGACCCTGGAGACAGCGCTGCCCAACCCCCTGTTCGACAACGCGATCACGTCGCTGCTGGACCTCAAGAAGGGGGACATCGCTGCGATCGTGGGGCACGAGAAGGAGGTCCCCGGCGGAGGCAAGGGCGCCGAGGGCATCGAGAAGGCGCTCCGGGGCCTGGACCTGGACGCAGAGCTGAAGAAGACGCTGACCGCCCTGAAGGGTGCGCGCAAGTACAAGCTCAGCCGGCTGCGCCGGCGTGTCCGCTACCTCCAGGCGCTGAAGGCGGCCGAGCTCAACCCCGCCGACGCGTACATGCGGAAGCACATCCCGATCATGCCGCCCAAGTTCCGCCCCGTGTCCGTGATGGACAGCGGCAACACCACGGCGGCCGACGTGAACCAGCTCTACAAGGGGCTGTCCCTCACGAACCAGAAGCTCCGCGACTTCGACCCCGGCCTCCCCCAGAACCAGAAGGTGCCGCTGTACCGCGAGCTGTACGACGGGCTCAAGGCGCTGACCATGGACGGCCAGAAGTACCAGGGCCGGCACTACCGCGGCGTGCTCGAGACCGTGAAGGGGACGCAGCCGAAGTCGGGCTACTTCCAGAACAAGATCATCGGCCGCCGCATGGACCTGTCCATGCGCTCCACGATCATCCCCGAGCAGTCGATGGGACTGGACGAGGTGGGGCTGCCCCAGAAGGCGGCGATGGAGATGTACAAGCCCTTCGTCGTGCGGGAGCTGGTCCAGGTCTTCGGCTACTCCCCGCTGCGTGCCCAGCTCGCGGTGAAGCAGAACGATCCGGTGGCGAAGAAGGCGCTCGAGTCCGTCGTGCGGGACCGCCCGGTGCTGATGAAGCGTGACCCCGTGCTCCACAAGCACGGGATCATGGCCTTCCACCCGAAGCTGGTGAAGGGGAAGGCCATCCGCATCCACCCCCTGGTGACCGGCGGGTTCAACGCGGACTTCGACGGCGACACCACGGCGATCTACGTTCCACTGACCCAGGAGGCTGTGGCCGAGGCCCGCAAGATGGTGCCCTCGAACAACCTGTTCAGCGCCTCCTCCGGCCGGCTGATGAACCTGCCCAGCCAGGAGGCGCAGCTCGGCCTCTACCAGCTGAGCAAGTGGGGCAAGGGCACGGGCAAGACCTTCGTCTCCGCCGACGACGCCATCAAGGCGTACAAGAAGGGGAAGGTGACCGCGTCCGAGGAGATCACGGTGGGCTCCTCGGTGATCACCAAGACCGCGGCGTGGTGGCGAGGAGGCTCGCACTGGGCCCCGGAGATCGACGAGACGATCAAGGAGGCGGGCCAGCAGAAGACCACGGTCGGCCGCCTGATGCTGGCCAACTGCTTCCCCGCGGGCTCCAAGGAGAGGCAGAAGGTCCTGGCGGACCCGGCGCTGGTGCTCACCAAGGGCGCGGTGTCCTCCCTGCTGGCTCCGTTGGCCAAGGCGCACCCCCAGAGGTTCTCGATCACGGTCAACAAGCTGAACCAGCTGGGCAACAAGCACACCTACGACACGGGCTACTCCTTCAGCCTGAAGGACGTGCTGTCCCGCCCGGACATCCGCGACAAGCACTTCGCCGAGGCCGACCGCGAGGCCGCGAAGGCGATGAAGAAGGGCAAGGGCCGCGACAAGGCCGTCGTCGACGCGTACATGGGGGCGCTGAACAAGATCGACGCCGAGGGCAAGGCGAAGATGAAGGGCACAGGCAACCGCATGTACGAGATGGTGCAGTCGGGCGCGCGAGGCAACTGGGATCAGTTCAAGCAGCTCACTCTGGCCCCGGTGCTGGTCACCGACCCCAACGGCAGCGCCGTCCCGATCCCCATCAAGAAGAGCTACTCCGAGGGGCTGAGCGCCGCGGAGTACTGGGCGTCGCTGTCCGGCGCTCGCATGGGCACCCTGGGCAAGGTGAAGGGCACCCAGGCTCCCGGAGAGCTGACCAAGGACCTGGTCAGCGCCAACATCAACCAGCTGGTGACCTCCCCCGACTGCGGGACCACCAACGGCGTGCTGATGTCGGTGGCCGACTCCGAGATCCACGACCGCTACACCGCGGTCCCCGTGAAGCTGAAGAAGGGCGACGTGCCCAGCAAGACCTTGCTCACCGCCGAGGTGCTGACCAAGATCAAGAACTCGGGCGTCGCCCAGGTCCTCGTCCGCTCCCCGCTGAAGTGCGAGGAGTCCGAGGGCGTGTGCGCGATGTGCTACGGCGTCACGGAGGCGGGGAGCTCCCCGTCGCTCGGCGAGAACGTGGGCATCTGGGCGGCCCAGGCCATCGGCGAGCCGGCGACGCAGCTCTCGATGAACGCCTTCCACACCGGCGGTGTCGTGAGCAAGGCCGAGGCCAGCCGCACCGACTCCTTCACCCGGCTCGGGCAGCTGCTCCACCTGACGAAGTCCCTGCCGGGCGAGGCCACCATCTCCTCGTACAAGGGGCAGATCATGAAGGCCGAGGTGGACCCCGCCGGCGGCTGGCGTGTCCACATCCGCGGCAAGGATCGGTACGGGAAGTACTTCCCCACGCCGAAGAGCCACTACATCCCCGCCAGGAACAAGCCCTCCGACAAGGTCATGCGCGCACTCCGCGGCACGCTGATGATCGAGGTCGCTCTCGGCGAGGCTCTGTCCTCCGGCCCCGTGAACCCGCACCACCTGCTGGAAGTCGCCGGCATCGAGAGCGTCAAGGGCTACCTCACCGACGAGATGCACGGCGCCTACGGCGGCAAGGTGAAGAAGCGGAACATGGAGACCGTGGTCCGCTCGCTCACCAACCTCTCGATGATCAAGCAGCCCGGGGACACCGGCTTCCTGCGAGGGGACATGGTCCCCACCACCAAGCTGGAGCAGGTGAACCGGGAGATCGGGAAGAAGGGCGGCAAGGGAGCTGACCACGACCCCGTGCTCAAGGGCATCCAGGAGGTCTCGATGGCCTCCAGCGAGGACTGGATGGGCCGGCTCAACTACCGTGAGCTGAAGAAGACCCTCACCGAGGGCGGAGCCCAGGGCTGGAAGACCAACATCCACGGGACGAACCCGATCCCCGGGCTGGTGTTGGGCACGCAGTTCGGGAAGGGCACGGAGAAGAAGCCCTATGCGTACTGAAGACTTCGTCGACTTCGTCAAGACGGGAGCTGCGGTAGACCGTCCTCCCGAGAGGGAGGAGGGCCGGGCGTGGAAGCTCGTGCTCTCGAACCTCGAGGGGGAGCTCGCCAAGTACGGGTACCGCCTCCACATCCTGGAGGACATGCCCAGCTACGCGGCGCAGGACGAGGTCAACAAGGTCATCTACCTCGCCATGCGCCGGCGCGGAGTCCCGGTCTCCCTGGAGGACCGGGCCTGGTCCGGCTACCACGACCTCGGTCACGTCGTCGACGCCCGCACCGACGAGGAGTACCTCCGGGACTTCCGGCCGACCATCCACCTCGAGATGGCCTGCGACAAGTTCGGCCTCGACCAGACCATCGCCCTCTTCGAGCGGCACGGGGTTGCCCACAGCCTTCATCCACAGCTGTGGAAGGAGCGCAGGTACAGCACGCCCCAGCACACCGCGGAGTGGCTGCAGAACCTGGGCAAGGGCCGCGGCTTCACGGAGCTCGACCAGGAGCAGGTCCACGCAATCGCTGACCACCTGGGGGTGGAATGGGACAACTCCCCCGCCTTCATGGCGGATTGTCAACGGGCAGTTGGCAAGCAGCACCTTGACGACATGGACCGCCCAGAGCTCTGGGCGGTCGTGCAGATGATGGTGCGGCAGGTGCTGGGCGGACACGAGAAGATGGCAGGGAAGCCGCGGTACCTGCGAGAGCGGGATCCCTCGACCCTCAAGCGGCCTGCCGAGCCGAAGTGGAGGCCGGGAGAACCGTCTCGCCAGGACATGCAGACGTGGAAGCGTCTGGAGTACCTGGACAGCCTGGACCTCGAGAAGAAGGTCCGCGAAGGCGGCGACAGGTCGCAACTTCGGCACAGTCGACACCTGCTCAAGAATCGAGCGGGCCCGGTGGAGCACCGGCACAGGAAGCTGCACGAGCTGCTCCAGGAGAAGGTCAGGACGGGTAGGCCGACGGAGGAACTGGACTGGCACCAGCAGACTCTGAAGAACCAGAGGTATCACCGGGACGTGGTGCGTCCTGCCCGGCGAGCAGGGGTCAGTCCCGTTGCCTTCCAGAAGCAGCGGGACGCTGCTGCAGCGAAGGTGAAGCAAGAGGCTGCGGCCAAGTCCGCGCCCGCAGCGAAGCAGGTAGCTGCGAAGGTGGTGGCTTCCCGCCCGGCTCCCGCCGCTGCCCCGGCGGCGAAGCAGGTGGCCGAGAAGGTGGTGGCTTCCCGGCCCACTCCAGCTCCGACTCCTACTTCGGCTCCCCCCTCCGCAGCGCGCGGCTGGAGGCCGACAGGCAGACAGGTGGCTATCGGCGGAGCGGCAGTCGGTGCCACGGCACTGGCGGGGTACGGGGTGCACCGCCTCTTGCGCGCCCGGCGGGAGCGGCATGCTCGCGAGGCCGCGATGCAGAAGCAGGCATTCGGCTTCATCCGCGCGAAGGGAGGCATCTCGAACGCCCCGACGGAGCAGTACCGAGGCAGCCCCATGCACAGGGCGTGGTCCGCCCTCCGCCGGGGCAGGACCGCAGCCGCAGACGCTGGGCAAGATCAGCGCATGGTCCACGCCCCGGCCGCCCTGCAGCAGCAGATTCGCCGGTTCGGATCTCCGCAGGGAGCAGCGCAGGTGGAGTCCGGCGGCAAGATCTTCAAGCTGCCGAAGCCGCCCGCCCCTCCGAAGCCCCCGGGGCAGGCGAAGACGGCGGCCGTCAAGATCACGTCACCCCCGAAGAGGAACCGGAAGGAGTTCCCCTACCAGGGCACCTGCACCTTCCAGGGCATCAAGATCAACATCGAGAACAAGCGCGGCTCCGTGCGCAAGGGCAAGGGCCCCAAGGGCAAGGAGTGGCGGACGGTGATGCCGCACCACTACGGCGAGGTGCCGCGGAGCCTCGGCGCCGACGGCGACCCCGTCGACGTCTACGTGGGCCCGAACGAGAAGAGCGACATCGTCTACATCGTCCACCAGATGAAGGCGCCCGGCTTCAAGGTCTTCGACGAGGACAAGGTGATGCTCGGCTTCACCTCGGCGAAGGAGGCGAAGCGGGAGTACCTGCGCGCCTACGACAACCCCAAGTTCTTCGGCTCGCTCTCCGCCTGCTCGGTGGAGGACTTCAAGAAGGCGCTCAGGAACCGCTCGGTGCGCGGGAAGCGCATCTCCACGGCCTTGGTGATGGCCAAGGTGGCGAAGGGGCGGAAGAAGGCGCTGACGGCCCAGGAGCGCTTCGTGCTTTCTCGGACCCCGCGGAAGAAGGAGGCTTCCGAGCTGCTGGCGAAGACCAGGTGGCGGGATCGGCCGAAGGTGCTGCGGGAGCACCTGGAGAAGGCGATTCCGCAGCACCTGCCCGAGCACACCAAGCTCCACAAGGTGGAGACGTACCGAGGGCTGGGGTTCATGAGCCCCAAGGCCACCATCCATCTGCGCACCGACGGCGACAAGAACCCTTTCCAAGAGGACGATCACGCTTTCTCGTACGGCACCGCGGACCTGACGCTCAAGAAGAAGCTGCTGCGCGGCAAGTGGCACGTCGAGGCGGATTCGATGTACCTGAAGCCGGAGTTCCGTCGTCGTGGCATCGGAGCGGCGGGGATGAAGGGCATCGCGCAGGCCGGCAAGTCCCTGGGAGCCACCCACGTCGGGGCCGAGGCCGACGACCAGGGCAAGGCGGTCTGGGCGAAGACGCCAGGCATCCGCTTCGGAAGTCGTGCTGAGCGGAGGAGGATCCGCAAGGAGCACAACCGCGGGGCTGCGAAGGACGGGAAGCCGTTGCTGGGGAAGGACTTCAGGCCCTCCGACGTGCCGTCGGAGTTCCTGCACAAGTACCAGCCGAGCTCGATGTTCCTGCGCTACCACCTGCCCCTGCAGAAGAAGGCAGCCGTCCACCCGTCCAAGATCCACGGCAAGGGCTTCTTCACCGACGAGCCCGTCAAGAAGGGCAAGCCCATCGCCGTCGCCTTCGACGAGCGCGGGATGCAGTCGCCGGAGGGCCGGAAGACGAACCACAGCTACGAGCCCAACGCCGAGATCAAGAAGAAGGGCAAGGCCCGCTACCTGGTGGCTCTGCGGGAGCTGGAGGCGGGTGAAGAGGTCACGGTGGACTACCGCAAGATCTACATCCCGGAGCGAGGGCTCGTCGGGGTCGCCCCGAAGAAGGGGCTGGCCAAGGACAAGACGGGCCGTGGCATCCTGCCGAAGCAGATGGACACCAACGCCAACAAGCTGCTGAAGAGCGTCCGCCGGCAGGGCCGCCCGAAGCCGATCCGCTACAAGAAGCGCCAGGGATGGGCCCGCAAGGGGACCTGATGTACGAGTACCGCGCCTTCGTCACGGCCGTCTACGACGGCGACACCCTCACCGTGGACATCGACCTCGGCTTCGGCGTCGTGCTCAAGAAGCAGAAGCTCCGCCTCAAGGGCATCGACACGCCCGAGCTCCGAGGAGGTACCGAGGAGACGAAGGCGCTGGCTCGAGAGGCCCGCGACTTCGTGAGGGAGCGCGTGCTCAACAAGCCCGTGCTGCTCCGCACCTTCAAGGACAAGAGCGGCAAGTACGGCCGCTGGCTGGCCTTGGTGTACCCCATGGACAGCCACGGGGAGCCCCTCGCCGGTGACCTGGCGAGCCTGCTGCTAGCCCAGGGGCTCGCCGAGGAGTGCCCGTGACCGCAGCCGTCTCCTCGTTCGGCACGCCCGTCATCGAGTCCGGGGTGGTCTACGACGTCAACGTCCGCACCTACTCCGTCGACGTCGCCTCCCAGAACTCCGCGAAGAGGTGGATGAGCATCCCGCTGATGTCTCCCTACCTGCACCACGCCGAGGGGGAAGGCATCTCGGTGATGCCGGAGGCCGGCAGCATGTGTTGGGTCTGCCAGTCCAGCGAGTTCGACGACAAGGCGTTCATCCTCGGCTTCGGAGCAGCCTGGAACGAGCAGGGCAGCTACCAGTCCGGCCGGCGGCCGATGAACCCCGGGGACATCTACCTGGGGACCCGCGACGGCAACTCGGTGTTCGTGCGGCGGGGCGGAGTAGTGCAGATCCAGGCCACTCCCCTGGCCCAGCGGCTGTACCTCCCGATCAACAACATCATCCGGGACATGTGCGAGGCCTACCACCTGCGGACCTTCGGAGGGGACTTCCTCTGGGAGGTCGACCGAGACGAGACCACGACGACCGGGGACCGGCCCACTCGATGCAAGATCTACGCGAAGGAGAAGGCGGACAGCCCCTTCCCGGTCGCGGAGATGGTCCTGGGTCATCACGGGGACGAGACGGACGACCCTGCCATCAGCTTGGCGGTCTACAACGGCGGAGCTCAGCCGGCGCAGGTGGAGGTGACCCTCGGCCCCTACCCGCTGCTCCTGGACGGCAAGACCCTCATCGTGACTCGGACCATCGAAGGCGAAGAGAAGGCTGAGCAGACCATCACCCTCGACGGAGATGCCGAGGACGAAGAGGAGCTCTCGCGAGTACTGAGCGCGGCTCTCCAGGGCGAGAGCCTGAAGTACAAGATCCTGGACGACGGCAAGCTCCGCCTCTCCACCCCCCAGACAGGGGAGGACACCTCGCTCAAGGTGTCGCGCTCCGGCACCGCCAACTCTCTGTTGGGGTTCAGCACCTCGCAGGACAAGGAGGGCGAGGGGGAAGGCGAAGAAGCAGCTGTGCAGGTGTCCATGCAGATCACCAAGGACGGCAGTGTGAACTGGTCCCTGGAGAAGTCGTGGCTCCTGGAGGCCGCGGGAACGGTTCGGGTCCAGGCCGGGGACAACGTGGAGA